ATGAAGCTACAAATTCTTTATGGGCTAAAAATTACCAAAAACCAGGAACTATTAGTAATGTACAGATTCAAGGATCTACTGTGCGTACAGATAACAAATCTGTAATGGCAGCAATTAATCAAGATATTCCTTCAAACTTACAAAACTATAACTTAATGGATAGTAATGGTAATCCAATAGTTGGAGATGTCGTAGAGTTTTCAGGAAATAGCATCACAAATGCTAATATGCCGGGTATGGGAAATATTGGTATTAACGGGTCAGTTCAAGTAAGAAGACCAGTAATGGTTGAAGATGAACAAGCAGTAGATGGTAATGGTAATCCTAAGTTTGAAACAGTAACAATCCCTGCTACGGCAATTAAAATGGGTCATGCTGGAAAACTGACTACTAGAATGTTTGCTCAAGAGCAATATAATACAGCTCAAGCAATGAAGACACAAGGAAGATCAACAGAGTATCAAGTGGCTTTAAATAATGCAATTCAATTATGGGGTCAAGATATTAGACAAAAATTAGATCGTTTTGCAGGAGATAGAGCTACGAGTTTTGTATTAAGTACACCAATCGTTTCTGGAACAGGAGAAGCAATGGATAAACCTGGTCTGTACAATGTTAAAAAAATTGGATCTCAGTATGAAGTAATCACTAATGGAATTAAACTAACAAATGCTAATAATGAGCCAGCATTTAATACTGTTGCTGAAGTAAACCAAGCAATTCAAGAAGTCTCAGGAACTCAAATAGGTGACTATTAATATATAGAAATTATGGAAGAAAATAACGAAGTAAACTTAGAAGAAGGTAATGCAGTTCCACAAATAAATGTGGACGGCGAACCAACCCATAAAAAAAGTAATACTAATTTAAAGGAAGATTTTCCTAAACCTAGATATAATACTGGTGCAATTGGAGCAAGAGATAAGCAAATTAAAGATAGCTATAAAAAACAAGGTATTACAGAAGAAAATCTACCTCCAGAAGAAATCCGAACACAAGATTTTGGAGAAAATAGTGCTGATGTTCGTCGTGTCATGGAACAAAACAGAAAACGGGCGGCAGCTAAACCGAGATTTAAAACTACTATAGGTGAAGGATCTCAAGAGCTTAGTAATACTAATTGGGCAGAAAAGTTTGATTATATTCAAGAACATACAGACTTAAAAACTTCTTTAACAGATGGTAACAAGTTAATTCAAGAGAGACTTATTAAAGCCGAATATAATGAAGCTAAGAAAAATTCACAAGACCAAGGATTTTGGGGTGAATTTGCTGGCTTTGCTGCACAATCTGTAGCAGGTGAAGTTGTTATGGGGACTTTAGAAGGTATTGGATATTTACTTGATGTACAGCATTGGGGATCTAAGATGATGGGAGCTGAAGGAGATTGGGGTAACTGGTTCTCTGATTGGGCTGGTGAAGGAAAAGAATGGATTAGAGAAGTTGCTCCTATTCATGCAGATCCTGATAATGCAAATAGAACTATGTGGGAAAATATGCTACATGGTGATGGTTGGTGGGCTGAAAATGGAGTTTCAGTAGCATCAACAGCATCTATTCTTATACCGGTTGCTGGATGGGCACGAGGAGCTGCATTAGCAGGTAAAGGCTTAAACTATTTAGGTCAAGCTGGTAGATTAGGTAAACTTGGACGTGGACTTGCTAAAGGAACTAAGACAGTAGATAAAATGATGGATGCAATGCCTATGGCAAGTCAGACAACTAGAATAGCTGCAGATGGTATTCATAAAGCAGTTATATCACGTTTAATAGAATCCCAAATGGAAGCTACTGGTGTCTTCAAAGAAAAGTATGATTACTATATGGAGCAAGAAGATATGTCAGAAGAAGATGCAAGAAAAGCCGCAGGAAAAGCTGCATCTTTTACTTACAACTGGAACTGGTTAGCTATGGCAACGGATATACCTCAATATATGATGTTAGGTGCTGGAGGAAAAGCATTAAGAAAAACATTACATGCAAAGAAACCAGGTTGGTTAAAAAATAATAACATACTAAATAAAACAAAAGGATTCAGAGCTACAGGAAGCACTATGTTTTCTGAAGGTATAGAAGAAGGATATCAATTTATCGTTGCTGAAGAAGGTAAACGTATGGGTGATATTCAAGCTGGATTAGTAGATCCAAATGAATCTACATTATTTGGTAATGATGGCGAGAATAGATTTAATAAATATTTAAATGATGCAGAAATGCAAACATCTATGGTGTTTGGTGCATTAGGTGGTGGCGTGTTTTCAGCAGTAGGTCCTAGCGTAATGAATTTAGCTAATAAAGCATTCCGTAAAGGAGAAACAATGTTAACTGCAGAAGATGTAAGAGTTAACGAAGCTAAAACAAGATACCAAAGATTAGCACATGATTTAGATCTAGTAAAGCAAGCAGAACAAACTGGTGATGAAGAAGCAATTTTTCAATCTAAAGCTAACCTAGCATTTAATATGGCTAGAGAAGCAGAGACAGCAAATAACTGGGATCAAGCTAGAGAAGCTATGGCTCAGTTAAAAAACGCAACACCAGAAGAACAAGAACAATATGACATTAAAGAACAGTTTGGTGATTTTGTAGAAAATATAGATGAATGGATAGGACATATGGATGTAGCTGCAGACTTAGTATCTAGAGCTAAAGGTAAATATACATATGGATTAGCAGAACAAGTAGCTGCGCGACAATTCCAACAACACCTATATAAAACACAAGCACCAGCACTGGCAAATAAAATAGAACAAGAAAAGAAAAACGTTATTCCTGCGTATGATAATGTATCTAAAGATGGTCGTATGGCTGTAGATATGCAATTAGATATTAAAGGAATGGAATTAAGTTTAGGCGTTCTTGAAAAACAATTAGAAAGTAATAATCTAACAGAACAAGAAAGAGCTATTTTAGAACAACAATTAAAAGAAGGTAGAGAATTTATTGAGTCTAGACAAGAAGCTTTTAACGAATTAGTTAAAGAATCTAAAATGTCTAAAGCAGATAAATTAGCTGTTAAATCTGTTGAAAATGGAGCAGAAGAGTTAACTGTTGCATCAGCTAAAAAGCATTTGTTAGATTTACAAAATGAAAAGAATATAGAAGAATTAACTTATTTAACTTCACGAGATGGCCGTAGAGAATTTAAAAGACGTAGAGCAGAGGCTTATAAAGCGGCAAAAGCAGCTGATAAAGCTAAACGAGCTAAAGAAGCGCAGGAAAAGTCAAGAGAAAAGACTGTTGATCCAACTGTTGAGCAGGACCCTCAAGAAAGTGTAAGTTCTATTGATGAGTTAAATATAGCAGAAGTTTCTGAAGCAATTAAAAATGGTGCTTCATACTCTGAGTTTGCTAAAACAGATGAAGATTTATTTGAATTAAAACACCGTGTTGCTGATTTTAGACAACGTCAACAAGCAAATCCAAAAGCTGCTAAAGAAGAAGCAGAGGATGATGCAGATTTAATAGAACAAGAAAGAATAGCTAAAGAAGCACTTAATGAAACTGGTGCTAATATTACATTTAACGAAAAGTCTCCAAGTGACGTAGAAGTAGAAGAAAACACAGACGACGCTCCGGAAGACACAGATCTTTCAGTAGATCCTATTTCAGATTTAGATTTAGAAATAGAAGCTAGTGAGTATGAAGATTTAGAAGTTCCAATTAATAAAGACTCCGGATCTCAAACTATTACTGATAGTTATACCGATACTACACTAAGTGAAACTAGTGATGGTCAGTTAGCATGGTTATCTGCTAATAATCCAGCTGCTAAAGATGTAACACCAGAACAACAAGCTTTAAGTGATTACTTAGAGACACCAGGTAATACATTAGATGGAGTTGAAGTAGTATTTGAATTTAACAAAGGGTGGTTAGCACAAAATAAAACTAACCCACGCTATGTAAGAATGATGAAACAACTACAAGCAGGACAAATGCCGTCTTTTGAAGATATAGGTTATATGCCAATGACAGCTAAACTTATAAAAAATGGTAAGCCTGTTACACATAAAGGTGTAGAGTTAACTATGAGTATGCATGATCCAAGTTTCTTCTTTAAGAAAAATGGAGCACCTAAATATCCAGGTGTTTCTGAATACCATGCTTCGGTAACTACGTTACATAAAAAAGCTATTATCTCTGAAATGTTAAAAGGTAATACAGTAACTACAAAGTTAACAGGAAAAAGTAAAGGTAAACTTATAAGCGAAGTAGACAATACAGGAGCTTTTAAAAAACAGTTTATTGCACAAACTTTTAAAAAACCAATAAGTAAAATGACAATTTTTGTTGGGGATAAAAAAGGTAACTATGTACGTCCTAACGGAAGAGCTAAATTTTCTTTAGGTAGGACTGCAACACCAGGAGCTTTTTATGTTAACGCTGCTACAGCTAATGGTAAACCTGTTGGTGTTAGATTACATGCTAATGAATTAGGTAAAGGAGAAGCAACTTTAATACATAGAATATATACTGATGTATTACAAAATCCTTCTTTTATAAGTCAACCAATTAGTGACGGAATATTAGAGTTTATAAATAATAGTGAAGACCCAAGAATAACAGGGATGCAGACCTATATAGAAAACTTATCTGAAATGACTTACCAAGAATTATTAAGTCATTTAGTTTATGAGGGATCTAGAACAGCTGCTAAAGGTGATTATGTATTAAGACATTTTGTTAATACACAATCTAAAAAAGGAGTAGCGTTACCTAATGTTGTACAATTTGGTAAAGACAAACTAACTGTAGAAAGATTAAAAAGTAATGCAGGTAAAGAACAGTTTATTACTTGGTTAATGAATAACAAACGTAGACAAGTAGATGCTAAAAGAATGGAATCAGACGCATATAAAACTTATGTAAATGATACTAAAATTTTAACTACTAATGCAAAGACTACCCCAGCAGGGAATTTATTTGTACAACCAGTTATTAATTATTCACCAAAGATGAAGTCTACAAACTTAGCTGCAACACAAGCTGCTAAAAGTGCTCCAACAGAAACATTAGAGCAACAGATTTTATCATTAAAAAATGATTTAGTATTTGAAGCAGGAGAGTTTGGTAATAAAGCTAATATACCAGGGATAGAATCTCAAATAGCAGCTTTAGAAAAACAATTAGCAGATCGTACTAAACCTACAACTGAAGAAGCTCCAGTAACTGAACCAACAGAAACTACTGCTGAAGTTACAACAGAAGATACGGTAGAAACTAGAAAAGCTAAATTAGAAAAGTTATTAGCCGATCAAGGTAAAGTAGTATTAGCTGAAGATGGTAGTGGATATACTAATACAGAAACAGGTCAAAAATACCAAAGAGTTTCTAACTTTATTGCAGAAGAAGAAGTAGAGATGACTCCATTATTAGAGTCTGCAACTACAATTGGTACTAAAGTAGATAACTTAATTAGAGATTTCTTTAAAGGAACTTTAGATGTTGAAACTTATGTTATAGGTGGAAAAGAAGGAGTTGCTTCAAGAGAGCATATTAATGCTTTTGTAGAACAATTAAAAACTTTTAAAGCAGAATTAGATAGTAGAGGTGAGACTATTATGTCAGATAACATTATATTATTTAATGATGAATTAGGAGTAGCTGGTGAAGTAGATTTATTATCTGTTGATAAAGAAGGATATGTTAGAATTTATGACGTAAAAACAATGCGTGGTAATAACTTTAAAGAAAAATATAAAGGAGATACATTACCTAAGTATACAAGTAAACGATTTGGTAAGTCTAAGAAACAAAAACATACTGATCAAATTTCTATGTATAGAATATTATTAAATAATACATATGGATTAACTGCTAAAGAAATAGGAGTTGTACCAGTACAAGTTGGATACCCAATAGATGATAAAGTACACGGAACTACTAAAGCATTAGTTCAGTTATCATTTGTTCCTTTAACGGCTACAGATAAAATTAAAACAGCAGAGTTAAAAAAGAATCCAGCTGTATCTGTAGAAAAATCTAAACCTGTTAACTTAGCTTCATCGTATAAAGGTATCAAAGTAGAGAATACTAAAAACATTACTACTAACGAAGGTACTAAAGGAGCAGCTCAGTATAACAGCAAGAATAAAACAATTAAATTAGACAGAGAATTGTTACAACAAAAGTTTGCAGAAAAAGCTTGGACTAATCCAAGAACTCTTAAAGAAACTATTAATGGTCAAGTAATTACAGGACAAGCAAAAGAATTACCTGCTGACCAATTTAAGACTTACCAAGAGTGGGAAAACTTTGTTATAGAGCATGAATACCAACATAGTATATTCTCTAGAGCACAATTTGACGCTAGTGTACCTTTTGAAACACATGTATCCGATTATGAAACTGAAATTAATGAGAGAGCTTTATCACAAATAGAGATAGATGCAGGATTAAAAACTGCAGTACCAACAGAGGTAAAACAACCTCAGATTTCTAAAAATGTAGCTAACTCTATTAAAATGTTTCAAGAAGGAATTAAATTAGAAGGTGGTAATACAATAAAAGTTAACTTTTTACAAAGTGATTTAAATGAAGATAGTTTTGAGGATAATCCTTGTTAAACTGTAGAATTTTATGTATCTTTGTAAATGAGAATTAAAAATTAAATCATGAGCAAATTTTGTCCAAATAAAAATACAGCGGCTTTCAAAACAATGGAAGCTGCTTTAGGTGATAGCATAGCTACATCTGTATGGTATGAAAATGGAGGAGAGCCTATCTGGAATAACCCAGATGGTTCTCCATCTACCCTATGGAATAGTTTAGTTACTCACCCGGAAATAGCTAGCGATGCACATGCAATGAGTATTAAAGCTCACATGTACACAAAAGCTTTCCGCAATAAATTTCAAAACCAGTCAGTAGAACCTACTGTTAAAGAACTAAGTGATTACATTAATAATAGAACTGCTTTACAAGCTACTATGAACATGTATAAAGAATTAGATCTATTAGATAAAAAGGATTCTACTAAACCAAAGAAATGGTTAAAAACAGATGCTAACTACAAAAAAGTTCTAAAATTATCACAAGATGTTAATAGAGGAGATGTAGCAAGAGCAAAAGTAATAGAGTTAGGTGTAGGATCAAAAAATTACTATACTTTATCTTTATCACCTAAGAATGCTTTTACTACAACAGAAGGAGTTGTTACTGCATCTTTTGATCCTAAGACTGGAGCAATCAACTTTAGTGAAAAAGGTTTAACTGAAGAAACAGTTATTCATGAGTTTGCACATCCATTTGTTGATGCATTACAAAAAAACAATCCAGAATTATTTAACAACATGCTTTCTAGTATTAGAAAAGATGCTAAGAAAAGTAGTGAAGTAGCTTCTATTTTAGAACATGTTAAAAAGAACTACGGCAGTTTAACAACTAATATTGCTAAAAAAGAAATACTAGCTTATACTTTAAGTGAGTATGGTAAAGGTAATATTAATCCAGAGACTGGTACTAATACTAAAGGAGCAATAGAAAGATTTTATGAGTGGTTAAGTTCATTAGCTAACGATATTATATACGCTATTAAAAACGGTAAAAATATCCATGTAGAACAAATACATCCAAAGACTCCTTATAAAGTTGTTGCAGATATCTTTACAGTAGGAGCTGAAGAACTTTCTATTGGATTAGATGCATTAGATGGTCCTGTACGTGAGAGTATAGATTATCTTACACCAAAGAAAAGAAAAGTAACATCAGGAACACAAACTGAATTATTTACATCAGATCGTGTTGAGTATGGTGCAGAATTAAAAACAGAAGGTAATAAAGTTGTTACTGATAAGACAGATAGAGCAGGAAGTAAATATACTAAATTCTTTGTAAGTCAAGATGGTAATACAGCTGAGTTTGAATTTTTTAATAGAAAACGAGGTGTAGTAGATGGAGTAGCCCGTTATAATGGTGAAGAAGCACTTAACTTTCCAGATTTATATTTAAACAAAGCAGCATATGTAGCTACAGAAACATTAGATAAAAATGCAAACCAAATTTATACAACTAAAAGAGGTAAAGCTGTAAAAAAAGATGGACGTTGGGTTGTTACAGAAAGAGCTGAAGTACAAACTACTGAGCCAACAACTGAAACAACTGCTAAACCACTGTCAGCTCTGCAGAAAAAGATGGCTGCACGTAAAGCTAATAAAAATACAAATACAGGTGAAGCTTATAAAGTATTAAGTACTAAACCAAGTGAGTTTGTTAGTTTAAAAGATGAAGCAAAACATATGTCTTCTTTATTACCTAAAGAAATAGTAACTAAGTTACATGACGGCTATGTTAAAGTTTTATCAGGAGGGTTACCAGTAATGGGAATGTTTAAAGATTCTATAATTCATTTATCTAAAACTGGACCTAAAGGAACAGCTTTTCATGAAGGTTTTCACGCTGTCTTTAGAACTATTTTAAATGAGACAGAACAAGCTCAGATTCTTGCAGAGGCTAAACAAGTTTATCTTAAACCAACTGCTAAAGAATTATTAGATCTTAAATTAAGACATAATGTTACTGAAGAAGTAGCAGAAGAAATCTTTTATGAAGAAGCTTTAGCTGATGATTTTTCTTTATATATGGAAAACCCAAGAGCAGAATACTCTACAGGTATTAAAGGTTTATTTGAAAAACTAGCTGCTTGGATTAAAAACGTATTTAGTAAAAGAGGTACAGTAGATAAATTATTTACTAATATTAGTACAGGTAAATATAAAACTGTTAAACCTAATATAGTAAGAGGTGTTGCTTATAAAGTACACCCTACATTTGATATAACTGAAGTAAATAAAATTACTAGAGAGTTAGCTTCTATTGCTTTTGTAGATGTTAATAACGCAACTGACTTAAGAGCTAACAAAATTACTTTAGAAACTATAGGAGATGCAATTGCAGATTCAGCTATTGCTGCAGAAGAAGCAGGTAATACAGATCTTATAGAAAGACTAGAACAACTATTTGATGAAAATACTGGTGAGATTGAGGTCTTTTGGTTAAAAGAAGTTGATTCTTATTTAAGAAATTCTTTAGGTTTAAAGAAAGTAAGAAATGGACGTAAAAAACTTACGGCAGAAAAAATTACTGAAGAAGATGTAGAAGAAATGAATGAAGAAGATAGAGAAAAAAGTACTTTCTTAAAATCTTCTTATGAAGTTTCAGGTAAGCTTAATGCTACAGCAGCCATAAAGTTTATGGTAGCTATGACACCAAAGATGAATATCATAGATAAATCTAAACCAGCTACATTAGATAACATGACACAGACTTTAAGTCCACTAACTGGTCTTCCAGTATTAGTAGATTTTGGTATGTTTTATAATGATGTAGAAAATATATTATCTAATATTGTTAGTACAAAAAATGAAGATGGAACTACACATGATCCATTAAGAACAATGTTAACAGAGCTTAAAAAACAAGCTAAGTATAAGCCTGAGATGTTATTATTAGCTAATAAAATAGAAACATCAGAATCAGAGCAACTTAGAACACAGTTTTATAATGCATTCTCTAAACATAAAGGAAGTTTTGTACATCACCAAATAGCAGGTAAGAAAAAACAAAAGAACTTATTATCTAAAATTAGTACGTCTAACTTTAGTACTAAGTCTGCTGTTATATTAGATAGTTGGATATACAACTTTGCTGAAAAAATGACAGTATTAGATCCAGTATCTAAAGATAAAGTATACAGTGAACAAAAAATTATAGATTTCTTTGTATCTAAAGATGCATTAAGAAATGAAATTGATTTATATGAAGAATTATCTGAGTCTGGAGAAAAGTTTGATCCAACTCAACTTAATGCTGCTTTTGCTCAAACATTAAATACATTAGGTGTTAATCTTAACCCTAATACAATTAATTATATTGTAGAAGACAGAATAGATATGGATGAAGATTTATCTTATGCAGAAAAATATGCTGCAGAAATATTAAATCTATATTCAGAATTTGATAAAGCTACAGCTGAATTAGCTGATAGAAAAGGAAATATATTTAATAATAATCATTTATCTAATGAGCGTTCTTTCTTTAAGAATACATTAGCAGAATATGAATCTTATTTTAAACATATTCCAGGAGAATCTGCGTTTGTAGGTCCAGATGGTAATATGATATATTCTTATCAAAATTTTGATTTAACATCTAAAACAGTAAATAAAATAAAACAAGGGGACTTATCACATTTAACTAATGTTAAAAAGTCTGCATATGGAAAACATTCCGTGTGGGCTACAGAAATGTTAGATGGTGTAAATGGTCAAGCTAATAGAGAAGATTTTGGTTTACATATGTATGGAAACTTAAAGTCTGAAGAAACAGCTGGCGATAAAGGAGCCAAAGCATCTGAACTAAAAGAGATAGATACTTACATGGACGTTGTAAACAAACAACTAAATGGTTATTATATCGGGTTAGCAGAAGCGGATAAGTCTAGACAAACATATTTTAAAGGACCAAAATTAAGAAACTCTGGCTTTACTGCTAAAGAGATGAATAATACAGATGGCAAATTTGTCATGAGTCCTAAAGCTGATGGACTTAGAATTCTTAAGGGCTACTTAGCAGATGAGTTATCTCGTATGAGCATTGCTCATGATGTTGTATACGGTACTCAGTCTGCTGAGGCTGTCCCTGAAGAAAAGTGGATTTTAAATTATCATTATTATAATGCACCTAAAGGATATACAGGTGAAACTATTGGAAAAAATAATGATAAGATTAAAGGAAATGCATTTTATAGTTTATTATTTCCTAACTTAAATTTACAAGAGTTAGGCTTACAAACACAAGACGGTGTAATGTTAAGTAGAAATGAAACAAATTTCTGGAACAATAAAAATATAGATCAAGCGTTAATGAAAGACTTTGCTGAATTAGTAAAAGATGAATTAGCGTATGCAACAAAAGTAGGATTAATAGCAACAGAAGAAACTAGTGATAAAACTAAAACAAAATATGTTAATAAGTTAATCAGTAGTAATGTTGTTAATACTGCACAATATAAACAAGGAGCAGAAATAGATATAGTTAGAGTAATAGCTGATTATACTTTAAATTCTATTATAGGAAATGTTGAACAAACTAAATTGTTTAATATGGATCCTGCAGGTTATAAAATAAAAGGAGTTGGTATAGCTCCATGGAATACAATAGATCATTTTAGTGATTTTACAAAACGTATTCCAGCATCTGCAGCATCAGGATTAGATTATAGAATTTATGATAACGCTGATGGAACTCCAGGAGTAAGACCAGCTTATACATCTGCAACTATTGCTAATATAGAAACTCCATCTGCATTCTTTGGAGAAAGAACTGAAGACGGTGATGTAAGATTTAATGAAGATAACTTAAAAGAAGTATCTAAAGTAACAGGTTTAGAAGTTACTAAATTAAAAAACTTATTTGCGCCGTATTTAGAAATTAACCAAACAGATGCACAAGCTTGGATAACATTAGATACATATAAAGAAAGATTAAATGGTGTTGGTCAATGGACAGATGCACATGAAGCTGCATACAACAAAATGATTAACGGTGAACAATTACCAGCAACTGAGATTGCATTGTTTGCACAACCATTAAAAACAGTTCATGCTGAACCTTATATGACAGAAAACAATGAAATGCTTATGCAATATAATAAGCAATCAGAAGCTGTCTTATTGCCATTTATGGCTGACTTAGAGTTAGGTAAGATAATGACTGCAATGGAAAACCAAGGTCTTGATCATGTTATAGTATTAGATGGTAAGAAAGCAGGAGCATCAGGAATTATTGATGTAACTGACGGACAAGGTAATATACTTGCTAGCAAAGATATAAAGTTTAATCCAGTAAGTTTATCTTATGATTATTTATTCTTGCAACAAGATTTACCAACTAAACAAGTTGGAGATAAACTAGTAGGTAGTCAAATGACAAAGAATGTTCTTTCTGTAGTAAATCCAGAAGGAAAATACTTTAATGATACTAAAACTGGTGAAGAAGTAATTGCATTACATAATGAAGTAATAGGTCGTTTATCTGATCAAGGAAGTGTAGAGTTAGATAAAGCTGTAGGGTATAATAAAAAAGATAGAGCTTTTGATTTTGAAATAGATAAAAATGCTCCGTCTAAATTACATAATACTCTTATTAATGAGTTTGAAGGAGAAATTTCTGAAGATCATGTTCAAGCATTATCTGAAAAAGTTCCTTTTGACGGACTACCTATTAAAACAAAAATACAAAATAAGTTATTATCTGTTACTAATAAGAAAACAGTTAAACTTAAACAATCAGGAGCTGCTTTAATACAAATGGCTGATTTAGGATTTATTGGTTCAAAAGTAAAATTAACCGATAAAGTTAAAGATGGTATCATTTGGTTTAAAGATCCTACTACAAGATTAGAACCTATGAACATTAAAGAGGGGAAAGTAAATCCTGCTCAGATATTAATGCCTCATAGTAAAATTGTAGAGATGTTAGCTGGTAATAGTAAAGCAGCTATTGCAGCTCAGGATATGTTAGAAGAAAAATATAAAACTAGAAACTTTAAAGATTTAACACATGAACAGTTAAGTACTTTAATTGAGACAGAAGCTTTAGAAGGTTTAAGTTACCGTATTCCTAACCAAGGTCCATCATCTAATGATGCCTTTATAATAGCAGGTATTTTACCAGCTGAAATGGGAGATACAATGGTTGCTTTCTCTGATGTAACAACAAAGACAGGATCTGACTTTGATATTGATAAAGCATTTGTTATGGTTCCTAATTTCTATTATGACCAGGAAGCTGGTATGATTAAGAAAGTAGGTTATGAAATAGATGACTTGGCAGGTACATCTAAAGCAGGTTTACAAAACTTACGTTTAGATTTAGCTAGAGAAATGTTATTACATAAAGATGCTTATGCATCTGTAATGGCTCCACTAGATGATCCATGGTTAGAAAATATGGCTAAAGATTTATTCCCAGCTGAAAGGTCTACTAAAAACTTATCTTTCTTTACAGGAAGAACACAGATGTTAAACAAAGCAACATTTGATAATGCAAAGTCTTTAGTAGGTACTATTGCAAATCATATGACAAGTCATGCTTTATTTACAGCTGAAGAAATTTCTTTTAAAGACGTAAACCTAGGATTAGGTAATCTTACAGAAGAAGGGTGGACTAACTTAAGTGCTAAGTTTGATGTTGAAGGTAATGAGATAGCTGCTACTTTAGGTGCATTTATGAATGCAATTGTGGATGCTGCAAAAGATCCATATATAAGTAGAGCAAACATTAATCAAACAACAGCAGGTGTAGCCTTTATGTTAGTAAGAGCTGGTGTTCCTAGAGATTGGGTTGTTAGTTTTATTGGTCAACCAATTATAAAAGATTTAATTGCAGCTCAAAATGGTAAAGAAGGGAGATTTGGAGAAGAAACATATAGTGCACAATTACAAAAGGTGCTATCGCCAGTTGAGTTAGTACTAAAAAAGTATACAAACGTTGAGTCTCTTGAAGCAGAGTTTAGAACACAAATAAAAGACGGTGAGACTGTCACAAATATTACTAAATTAACAGCACAAGATTTACAAAAACTTATTAAAGGAGAGGTAACATCTTCTAAATATACCGCAAAAGGATCATTAGCTAAATCTATGGACGCTGCAGATCAGAAGAAGTTTCAAGAATTAGGTAGAAAGCGTGAACAACTAGATATATTAGGTACATTTTTACATTTTCAAAACCAAGCAAAAGGCTTAAATGAAGTAATTAGAGTATCTAAAGCAGATGTAAATGGTGCAGGTAAAAATCTTATCTCAGCACACATGAGTAAAAACTTACTAGACAAAGTATTATTAAGTGATACCTTTACTGGTTTAAATAATTATTTTGGTATAAGTGAAGATGGTACATATATTTCAGGAAAAGATTCTAAAATGTTAGGACGTTATTTTGAAAACTCAGTAGAGAATGTATTAGAAAAATATAGTAGGTTCTTTATATCAGGCTCTGCAGCTAGTATAGAATTAACGTCTAAAGTAATTAAAAGTGCAGGACGAGAGTTTGTAACTAATCCAGATGTAGAATCATTAGCATTTAAAGTGTCTAATGAAATATATGCAGCTGTAGCTAGTGAAACTGATGTATTTAATCTAGACCCAACAGAGTTAAAAGAATTATTATATGGTTCTAAAACTAAAAAGTCTATATCAGCAAGAGTACAAAAAGCTAAAAATACAATAAAAGATAATTTATTAATTGATGGTCTTCAGATTAGAGCTGGTCGTTTTGGTGCACCTGATAAAGTAATGTTACCAAACACAGAAACTGTTAAAGAAACTAAAGAAAGTTTATTTAATGCTTGGTCTGATTTATTAGCTTCAGAAGATGTAGCTACTCAAGAACTAGGTAAAGATTTAATTCTTTATTCATTCTTTACTACTGGCTATTCAAAAGGAGTAGGTTCATTTGCAGAACATACACCTCAAGGTTGGTTAAAAGAACAAGGTTTTAATGAGCAGATAAATGGTAAAAACCAAGAGTTACAAGATAACATATTTGCATTAACTGAAAAACAAGATGCTATCTTTAAAAACTTATACAGAAATAATCAATTAGTTCCTGTAGTTAGTGACCAAGTTTCAGATGTAATTACTATGAAAGATGGTACTAATTTAACAGTTAATAAAGATGATGCATTTACTATACCAGAATCAGCTGCAGGTAATTATGCAGTAAATGAAGGACCAAATGGAATGATTTTTAAAGACTATGTAAAAAGGTCAGAAGTAATAAAAGGCCCATTTGGAGAAGTAATTGCTACAGAATATAAATTGTATAAGTTAGCTGGATATACGCATAATCAAGATGCAGTCTATATTAGGACTAATACATTAGGTATGTCAGGTCAAGGTAATAATATAAAAGAATATATTGGTGACCCTAATATTTCTTTATTTGAAAAAAATAACGTATCTTTACCAAAAGGTATACAAAACCTAGTAGACGAATTAAGTAAACGAAGTATTAATCCTGAATCAACAGAAATTACTTTTGATAAAAATGACCAAATGGGGTCAGTAGAAGATAGAGAAGTATTCTGTTTAATGATATAATAATATGGCAAAGAGTGTAAAATGTGTCAAGGCTAGTCAACAGGCTGGCTTTGACCAATTAGTAGAACTACATAACGGAGACACTATAAAAGCTTTTCAGGAGTTTGAAGATAATAATTTTCAGATTCCTGCAAGAGCTTCTGCGTTAGTTCAAGAAGATATTACAGATAATCAATTTACTTTACCAGAAACTGAGATTGAAACTAATCCAGTTATTATGGCTAAAGAAATTGCATTACAAAAAGCTAAAGCTGCAATGGTATCTAAGATACGTGCTTTAGATAATACTAAACATAAAGGTCTTGTTAAGATCCGTGAACAAATGGAAAGTATCATGGAAAACATTGATGAGGTAGAAGCTACAGAAAGTTTAGTAGATTTTATTAAGACGGCAAATAACCTAGCAAAAAAATCTGAAGGTTGGATGGAGTCTTTTAAGTCAGGAGAAAAAACTCCTACATTAGAAAACTTAAGAAGGATTAAAGATTCTATTGAAGCTTTTACTTTGCTTAAAGATCTAAGAGAAGAAATGTTTAGTCCAGAAGAAGTAGCAATGTTGGAACGAGCAGGTATGGAAAATATTGAAGAACTATTTAAAGTAGTTGATGATACAATTGCTACCTACGCTAAAGTAAATAGTGATTACTTAAGATTATCTCGTAAAACATTAGCAGCTGGATTAAAAGGAAACTTTCATAAGATTACTAGATTTTATGAGAAACAAGCAGAGGCTATGTTTAACAGACATAAAAAACCTCACCTAGATAAATCAGAAATAGCTGAAGAAAAAGCAGAATTTATTTCTAAATATATGATTGCTCATGCAACAGAAATAGATTTAAGAACATCTCAATATATTGAGAACATGTTATTACAAACTGTTGATATACCAGCTTTATCTTCTTGGGTAGTTAACCCTAAAGATATGAATAATGATATTATAGGTATAGCATTAGAAAGTTTAGATGAAGCTGATATGGAAATCTGGAATCAGATGGAAACTATCGTAGATGATACTGAAGAACTAAATGATGAGTATATTAAATATATAGGTAAAACTAGTAACTTAAAAAAACAGTATGAAGCTTTATTAGTTAAAGACGAAGAAACTGGTGAAGTTACTCCAGAGATGATACATGAAGGTCATCCACAATTTGAAGCCTTTAAAGCAAAGTATGAAAATGTTCCTGCAGTATGGAATATGTACGAACATTTAAAGATGATGGTAGAGGCTAAAAATAAGATGGTATTTAAATCTGCTAGATTAGATTATACTTTACCAATGATTGAACAATCAGGATTGGAGCGTTTATACAATACTGGTGTTATAGATTATATTAAGAAAGGCGTAGGTGATGTTTATAAGCTACGGGCTAAAGATGTTGAATTAGGTAATTTATCTGAACAACAATTAGAACAACAGGAAGCTAAAAATAAAGCATTACAACAAAGTCAAAATGCAGAAGAGGTTTATATTACTGAATCAGGAGAAGAAAGAACAACTATTCCATTACACTATAGAAATAGTACTATAGCAATGGAAGATAGATCTTTTGATGTTATGAAGACAATGATTCTAGATTACCAGAACTCTTTAAAGTTTAAAGTTAAAACTGAGAACGCAATCTTGTTAGATGTTTTAAAAGATGTAGTTCATGAATCAGATATAATAGCAACAACTAGTTTTGTACAAAAGTTAAAGAAAAATAAATCTACAGGACATTTACATAGATTAAAAGATGATAGAATATCTAATGTGGAATCAGTATTAGAAGCTTTAATACGTCATAGAATATATGGTATTAAAATTGAAGGAGATCCACAAACAACTAAGATATTTCAATCTTTAGGTAAGTATACGTCTTTAGTAACAATGGCTGCTAATACTATGTCAGGAACTGCCAATGCATTACATGGTGCAACTATGTCTTGGATTGAAGCATTTGCTGGACAAGGTGGTTATTTTACACCAAAACAAAGAGCTAAAGCCGTTAAAACTTATAATAAATCTATTGCTGGTTTATTAAATGATGTAGGTGAAAGAAGACCAAAGCACAGGATTAATAAATTAATGCGTAAGTTTAATGTAATGAGTGAATCTCATTTATTAAATGGTAAATCTTTTGCACAAAACAATAAGCTAAAAAGAATAGCAGAATCTTCAGCGTTAATGTTTGCTAACGGAGCTGGAGAACATGCAATGCAATCTATAGTAATGTTATCTACAATGGACAACATTAAAGTAAAAGATGTTAATGGTAAATTTTTAGATAAAGATTTTAACCCAACTACAGATAGAAATAAAGCTATTGGTATTGAGGAAGCTATGATAGAAAATGAAGAGACTGGAGCTATAGAATTTCACCCTAATGTTAATAGTACAGAAAAAACTGAAGGTGTTAGTCAAAAAGATATTACTAAGATTTCTAGATACATTAGACGTATAAATCGTGATTTATATGGTAACTATGATGCAGAAAATAAAGCAAGATACCAAAGAAATGCCGTAGGTAGTTTAGGATCTCAGATGCGTGGATGGTTAGTAACAGGAGTACAAAAGAGATGGAGAGGTATAGGAACTGCAGGTGTTTTATCTAAAGACTATACTAAAGTAGGAGAAAAGTATGATATTGACTTAGGAACTATTGAAGGTTTACATGAAGCTCAAAAATTAAGTTATAATAATGAAATAGATGAGTTTGAAGAAGGTCAATATGTTACAAGTATTAACTATTTAAAAACAGCATTTAGTGAAGTTAAAGCTTTACGTTCTGTAGCAGGAACTAAAGAAGCTTGGAACAAAATGGATGACCAAGAAAAACGTAATGTAAGAAAAACATTAATGGAGGCTGCACTTATTGTAGGATTCTTATTGATGTCTAAAGCGTTTGAAGATGATGACCAAGACCCAGATGATGTAGCAAATATGATGGCTGCGTATATTACACGAAGAATGTACTCAGAGTTATTTACCTTTGCAAACCCTCAAGAAGCAATGAGAACATTTAGGTCACCTGCAATTGCAATGTCAAGTGTAGAGAATGCTATTGAACTAACAATACAAATGTTTGACCCAACTGAAGTATACAAAGGTGGTAGACACGTTGGAGAGTATAAAGTAATGAGGAAACTTAAGAAACTTGTTCCGGTTGTAAAACAACTAGATAGAAATGTTGAGGATTCTTATTTATTTTTATTAAATAATTAAACTAAAATTTTCAGGTTTGTTTACAGGCTTAAATTAAAAGTCAAATTTTTTAAACAGAGAAAATAAAAGTCAAAAAAAGGGGATTACACTTTAAATAGCGTAGTCCCCTTTTCTTTTTTGTTTATTTATGAATTACTAAACGATTGATTATTTAGTACTTTGCGTTAGGAATTTTTTTATTTTGTGGATCGTGCTCATTAACAGAGCAAAACCAACACCACCTAACATTAATATGTGATCATTAGAATAAGGTTTTAATAATGATGCCCAGCCAATAACGGCTACACCATCAATTAAAATCATTCCGTATATAATGCCTAAGAAATACTCAGGGTATTTTCTTAAGGCTAATTGAATTAAACCAGTAACTTGTATTAAAATTAATACTATTCCTGATCCTAATAAAAAATCTTGCATTTATTTTATTTTAATCTAGATCTAAATAAACTTCTATCCATCCTTTCTCTCCGTATTCTACATACGCATTTATACCATCTTCTTTCAGTGATGCTTCTAATTCATCAGCAGCTATCTGTAAACTTGGTTCTGGTACTTGATCATGATCTTCATCATAAAAAGAACCTCCACGACATTCATAGCAGTTATCCACTAATTCAAATGTATGTCCATTTATTGTTTCTCTGTGATTTAAATATCTTCCTCCCTTTCTCATGTGTTTTATTATATTAATTCTGTTAATAAATAAGCTAACTTATATCCCGTAAACGCACCTAAAGATGCAGGGATAGGAAACATTATAAATTTCCCTAATGAAGTTACATACTTAGGACGGTTAATTACTTTACCTACAAAAAAGTAATAAAGTAAATACCCAATAAGAACAGCAATATCTACGCCAGTGGCAATAAATACAATTAATATTGATCCTAGAAAACCATATGTAAAGTTTTCTAATGCTGCTTTTCTTAATTCTTTTCCTGATGCTTCCTTCAAATCTTCTTTTAAATTTTTTGTAAATCTTGTCATTATAAGTTTAAAAAACAGGGGTGCAATTGAGTTTTATGCTAAATATATTTCTCCCGAAGGCGCATTATGAGGTTTTGCTATTGTATCTTCCCCTGTTAATAATTATTTTAGTTGTGCGTCACAATTAGGACACACTGCAAATGTATCTGTACCTAAATCTGTTCCACATGCATAACATATACATCCATCATCATATGTACCATCTTCATTACATTCTACTCCATCTTGGTCTTCATAACCAACTAAATAACATTCATCTGTTGTTATTACTGCCGAGTTATCTCTTGCCACACTTAATGGCACGACTTTATCTTCAAAGCCAATACGAGCAAATACTTCTTGTGCTCTTTTTCTGTTTTTATCCATGTTTTACAAATTTAAGTATTAATTTAATTAATCCTCTATTTCTTCCAATTCTCCAGCTTCCCCGCTGATAGCTTCATAAGTTTTTTCTACTAACCACTCATTATTTAATGCTAAATCTAAAATTCTATATGCTTCTTTATCCGTACATACATAATTATTTTTAACATCATCAATGTGCCATAGGTTACTTATACAATAACCTCGTGCTCTTAAAAAATCTTTTGCTTGTTGAATTGTCATATTGTTATTTTGTTCCATTATCTACCTTGTCCTTTATAAGACTTTTTATAGTTTTTGGATGATTTCAATTTACTTGAATTATTTTTACTATGTATTCCTTTACGTTTTATTTTAGCAGTTTCCATTTTACCACTAACAACTACTTTTCGTGCCATTTGTTTAATGTTTATTTGTTAAATACCGTTCTAATCCAGCTAACGCTCTCCACGCTACCTTTGCAAGATGTAATACTCCATCATCATCTACTGGATTTATATCATGATCTAATAAATGTCTTAATAGAGCATCATATTCATCTTTACTTTTAGACATATCCCAATGTAAAGGTTTGTCTGGGTGATGTTGATCATTACCCTGTTTAGATGTTTTTGCTACTTCACGTAAAGCATTAGGAAAGTATCTCATGACTCCCATATATAAAGGAATACCTTTTCTTTCCTGTGCTTTATCTGTGATTGGTTCAATACTTTCAGGTTCTGTTACTACTTCTTGATTTTTATTAACCTTGTATACATAAGTATTACCAACTGTAGCTTCATCATCTGTATTTACATACAAAAAATTACTACTATCGTCCATTATAAATGTCCTTTGTGTGTTTGATTTAATTCATAGACCCACTCTGTAGCTTGGTCTCTTAATACAAATTCCTCATCTAAACCTAATCCAGGTATAAAATCTGATTCATATATTAACTCATCTACATTGTCTATCCAATCTTCTTCCTTCCCAATTAAATAATCTCTTATTTCATTAGGTTTTAACGTGCTTGGTACATCAACTGTTACTTCTAACATTTTATGATATACTTGACGTGTTTTTATTTTTACTTTCATGTTAAAGTGTTTTTGTTCCATCAGAGACATCATCTGTAAACAGACAAAATGCGATATACGCAAGAAGTCCCCCATGCAAAAATACAAATAAAATTCTAAATACCAAAGCAGGAATACTAGTATAATTTTCTAAACCAGCACAAACTCCGCCAAAATATCCTTGTTTTTTATTTCTAAATAGTTTGTTTCTCATTATGTAGATATTAAAAAAGGGAGATATCTCTACCTCCCTTTAATTATTATTTTACAGGACAAGCACCGCCTTCACAGCCTTGTGCTTCATCCATACCATCTATATCTATGTTAACAGAATCTATTGGTGTTGTTCCTTCTTTTCTACGATCATATTCCTCTTTAGAAATAGTCTCATATGGAGCTTGAACAAATCCATGACCTGTGTATAATAAAAATGATACTGTTTTTACATTATCTATATAGTTATCGGCTAACCATTGTTTAATGTCATCTAATTCTTCTTTCTTATAATAAACTGTTACAGAAACAGAATTATCAGACCAATTAGCCTGTAACCATTTAACTAATTCTAGTTGATCTACTGCACTGATATCTCCTCCAATTGGAGTAGTTTCAGGTACACTACATGGAAATTCCGCTACCATAGTAGTTTTATCCTTAGAACCATCAAATAATTGCTGAGGCTCTACTACATACCCATGAGATTTACATACATCTACCAAAGGTGAGTCCGATGAAATACGTATTCTACGTATATAATATGGACCTGCTGGTGACGGATGTCCTCCTGGAGTTACACCTGCTAATAAACTTAATGTTCCACTTGGTTTTACCGTAGTAAGTTTAATACTTGGTGGAAAACCGTGAATCTTAGAATATTCATCATCATATGTTCTTAAGTATGTATATGCATCAGATAACCAACTACGTTGTTCTTCTGTAGCTTGATATACACCAGTAACACCAATACCCATTCTCATATTAGCATGTACTATTTCCTCAGTTTCCTTAAGGTGACATGGTAATGCTAAAGAATGTTTATTAATTCTATAAAGATATGTTATTACTTTACGGAATTCTTCTTCAGTCTCAATGTTTGGTAAGAATACTTCTGCTAAACAACAAGTTTCTTTATCTGCTAATGATTGTTCTGCACATGGATTATATCCTTCCACAGATGGATCTGGATATTCCGTTTCTCCAATACGTCCTATTTTTCTAGATAAATCTAAGTTAATTAAACCATAAGGTTCACCTTGCTCATATGTATCCCAAAATAATTGTGGAAGTTTTGTAGAATCATCACATACAACTGAATTATTAGACATTGCTCTCCAATTAGGAATTGAACCCAAATCCCAACGCTTAGCTTTTAAATATACTTCATCATCACAATCACCTAAAGCAATTTGTGCAGAACGTCTTACGTTACCTGCAACAACTATTTGCCCGATAATGTTCATAATATCTAAACAATCAATTGGTTCTAATTTATCATTAGCACGGTTGTTTAATATCTCATGAATTTTATTTAATCCATCACATAAAACTTCCGGTCCACTTGCTGTACCACCAAATCCTTTAATTGGTGCGCCTTTACCACGGATAAGCATAGTACTATAAGAAAATCCTTCTCCACTATAAAAGTGTGCTTTAAGAATTTTACCTAGTAACTTTACCCATCCTTCTCTAGTATCAGACAAAATAAAATCTGCATCTGCAGTATCTTGTCTAGTTATAGTTAATTTATCTTTTAGTTTAGGTAGTTGATATACATTTTTCTTTTGAATATTGTATCCAACACCTGAACCTAACATTAATGCATCCATAGCCCACGTAAATGGTCTAACTGGTTCATTAACATTAGTAAAAGCACAATTTTGTAAACTTAATAAACCTAAGTTATCTACTGTTTTTGTGCCTAATTGCCACCAAAATCTACCTGCTACTGATCCTTTCAGATTTAATAATATATCAGTTAACTCTTTTTGTTGACTTGGAGAAAAGTTACAGCCTAATTGCTCATTAGATGCTGTTACTACTCTGTTTACAGTATCAACAAATTCTTCTGTTGGTGAATTTACGTCTTTTTCATTAAGTCTACGTGCGTAAGTACGTTTGTAAGTTAAATAACCTACCTCTCCCCATGGAGTTTTGATTTCTTTCATAAGTTCTATTATGGTTTTAAGATTAGTTATTTCCCTATTTAGCCGTAAAATGGAACATAAAAGTCATCTTCTACGTCCTCTTCTTTTTGTTCTACGATTTTAAATTCATATCCATATCTTTTCATAAAGTCTTCTACATAACTTAGTAGAGTATGATCCCATCTTCCATGAATTTTTGTTGCCCACTGATAATAACCAGCACACATTTTTGTTACTTTAATTACTGGTTCTCCGTTATATAACTTACTACCGTTACTCAAAGTCACTATTTCTCTTTTCTCCGTCATTGTGTTCTACAATTTTAAATTTATTTTTAAAAATCTCTTGAGAAACATCAAACATATCTAATAACTCTGCATCAGCAGGTAATTTACTGTTAATATCTCTCTCAATTTTTTCTCTCCTCTCTCTACTTTTGTAGAGAATCTGTCCTATAGCTTTTGTTCGGTTACTATTATGAAACTCCATAATTCTGTTTTTACCAGTATTTGAAATTTTAGAATAGTTACCTTGCATGATTAACTGAATATCATCTTTATACGCTTCTGGTAATTTAAATTTGTATAAAGTGTGATATTTATCAGTATCTACAGACTCAATGTAGCCTGGTAAATCTATTAATGCAAACTCAAAATCTGCAAAAGATTTATTTCCTGAGAATCTATATAATATATGAATCTCAGAACCATCACTTTGAGTTTCATCACCTATAAAGGCGTTAACAAACTCTAATGACCACCGCCAAAAACTTCTATCTTTACCTAGAAAAGGTAAGATAAAAGTGCCTGTAGTTGTAATCTTACGAAAAGTGTATAGCTCATATCCTGTTGTGGATCTACTGCTCTTTTTTACTTCGCTTATTTTATATTTCTGCTTGCCTACTGTTAGGACTGTGCCTTCGCTTACTGAGTATTCCCCATCATAATCAAGACCTACGAGCTTACCTCTTTCATCTAAGACTTCATACTTTGTTGCTACAGGGTACATAGAAATTAATCTAGTACTTAGTGCTTCCATACGTATATCTAAACCGGAGTTTAGCGTAAAAGATGATAATTTTCTCATATTATTTAATTATATTAATTGGGTCATTTAATTCAGGTACATAACCTACTTCATTTTGAAAATCAGAATCTGTTCTTAACATATAAACTTGTCTATAATTCTTCTGATATTCATAAAGGGCATAACCTGGTTCGCCATAGTGTTCTAAATAAGCTTTATAAGCTACAAGTGGATGTAATTCCGCCTTTGCTGCTTCTATTAACTTAGTTGCTTTAGCTGGACCATGACCTGGGATACCTTTAATATTATCCGTACTATCTCCCATAATAGATTGGATATGAAGAAACTTTTGTGCTTCTTCGGCAGTTGTAACAGAAAACTCGTTTTTACGGTAATCATACATGTTACCTTCAACTTGTTTTTTTACATCTTTATCTAGAGAACAAACAAAAGTGTTTGTAAATTCTGGTAATTTGCCGTCTAAAAATAATTGCTGTATGTATGCAACAGCGTCATCAGCTTCAACTCCTTTCCAATACTCTGCTAAATATTGTTCACGTAGATATTGTTTTAATGTACTAAGATATTTTAAAGGACTCTTAGTTCTTTTGCCCTTGTACTCTTCATTTACGCTATGTCTGAAATAAGGCCCTTTTGATAACAACAAGTAGTAACTAGTACTACCTGTTGCTTCAAAAATACCACTTATTACAGTGTCAACTCTATCAATACTTTCTTGTATAGTATCTTTAGAGCCTAAAAAGCATAAAGAATCTCCGTCAATAATTGCTAACGTTTTGTTCATGATTTTCCTGTAATTTCATACTTTTCTCCTAGTTTAGCATATGCTTTTAGGATAAAAGAATTTTTGTAGGAGCCTGACTTATCTAAATTAATAGATTTAGCATATTCTGGATAATAGGCATTAACCCATAATCTAAAAGCGTCTCCTTCAAATTTGTTACTAAAAGGTGATCTAGGTTCTTTTCTATAAATGTTTTTCTCCTGGATCCCTATACTTTCTAACCATTCAGGTACATCAAAGCTTGGACAGGCTTTGGCTGCAAAATGGTAGTGTCCAGCAATTTTCCAATTGGGATGTAAGGTAGTGTGAGCTTTTACATACATTTCCATAGCTTTTAATTGAGCTTCTGTTCTTGTATCTTTAGCTTGATATTTCCCATTTCTTCTTCTTGCTTCTACTCCTCCAACGTAAGTAATGTGTCTAGATTTAAAGTTCATGCCACGGGCACCATTTGTAACTTCCCATCTATCTACAACATCATCATCATTGTACGGTACTAATTCTTCAATTGTTCCATCTAAATGGATCATTTCACTATAACCTACCTGTTTCCAACCTCTTCTTTTAATATGCCAATTATGGATATCTTCTTTGGTAACTTCGTGACCTTCACGAGTTGCGGTGCAGTGTAGGATTAAAAATTCTAGTTTTGCCATAGTTATATAAAATTTAGTTAATTACAATTGAACTTATAAAGATACTCAATTTATTTTAATAGACAATAGAAATATGATTATTTTTTAAATTTGTTTTTACTTCTAATGTATCAAAAAATGCTAATTGCATCTCTTCATTGCGTTGAATAGCCTCTAAAGGATTAAGAGTATCTTCTTTTTCTTTGATTTCTTCAGCATATATTTCATCAAAAATCTCAGAGCCATTTACATACTCTACATCTACTCCTTCTGGTAAGGCTTCTGTTACACCCATTCTAAGTAACCGTGTTAATTCTGACGGATAAATAGAATCTGCACTATTTAAATCTTTATCTATAATAAAATCAAATATTGCGGGGTTTAAGTCTTTTTTAGATTTAGATCTTGTTTTTAGTAAATAATAATCTAGATACTCTGGGTTAAGAGTTAACATAGCTAAAACTTTTTTATTCTTTAAGTCTATTATTGTACCATAACCTACTGCTACTTCATAGTCTCTAAATTTAAAATATTCTAATACTCTACCACCTAATGTAGTAGTAAAATGATTGTATACAGCTTGATACGTACTTTTATCGGGGTAACCTCCCATACTAATATTAGTATATAAATGGGTAGGTAATTTTAAAGACTCTTCTAATGTGTTCTCTAATAGCTTTGCTACGTCATTTTCTATTAAGTCTTGATCTTGGGTATAATCTATGCTATTCATTAAACTTGGATTATTGATCAGTGGTAAAAGAGTAAGTGCTCTATGTAATCTATTACCATTACCTATTGCATTACTGACATAATTTGCTAAATTGTAACATTCATTTGTTTTTTGAGCAAATCTATAGCGGTTTGATATATTGTACATATCTATTACATCAGCGTCAGGCATTTCTTCACCATTATGTTCGTCTCTGTATTGTTGTAGATTTTCTTCATATATCTGATTTAAACAACGTTGTCTAATACCTGTAATAAGTCTATCTCCTAATCCCCATGTAGAGTTGTCAGAGCCTAGATGTTCATCATGACTTTGATTTACATATCCTCCAGCTCCTAATGCTCCTACAGGAATTCTACTTAAATTAGCTGTATTAGTACTTTTAAATGTTTTATAACCTAATAGACCAGTAGCTCTTTGGTTAAGGTCTATTTGATCTCTAAACAAGTTAATATGAGACTGTGTCCCAAACAGCCCTGTATCACGCCAATTCTGGGTTACTATAGATTGTATTCTAAAAACTAAGTTCCGTATTAAGTGTGTACCGGTTGAGTTAATATGTCTTGACATAATTTAATTTGTTAAAAAACTGGGTTTTATACACGCCAAATAGTATAAAATTTAAAGAAACGGTTTAGGCCTGTTTCTCCCAGTTAAGTTTATAATTCTGTTCCATCTACATGAGCCATAGGTAATGCAAAATTAGTATGAAAATTAATAACACGGTCATTATTACCAGCTGTTTTATTGGCTAAGTAATTATTTAAACCGGATACCATTAATGATCCTATAAATGCACCACAATGACTTGTAGCTTTAAATGAGCATGGAGCTTCCTCTACTTCAGAATCTTCAAACAAATGTTTTCTATATTCTTCTTCTTGTCCTTTTTGAACAATAAATACCATCCCTACTTCAGCTAACATTCGTCCATCTATAAAGACTTCACGTTTGTCATACTGTGCCCATTTCTCAAACATTGCTTTTCTAGCTGCCATATTATCAAAGCAACTAAATACTACAGGTGCAACCATACCTTCTTCTGTAGTAAATTCGTCATATAAGTAAACTTGACTGTCTTTTCCACAAAACTTTTCTATATTTTGTTTTGCAGCTGCAGTTTTATTCATACTTATTTGATCTACACCATATAATTGACCTCCCATATTGGTTTCATCAACTATATCTATATCATAAAGATATAAATAGTGTCCAATTCTTGCTAAAAAGAGAGATGCCCAACTCCCGATACCGCCAACGCCACCAACAACAATGTGTTGGATAGCATTAGCCCACGGTGCGTCAGAAAATCTAACTTTTTTGTTATCAATCTGATTCATAAAAATTATTATATAAATGTTAATCCCCTATGTAATACTGATCTTCAATCTTAACTCCTGTCATATCTTCTACGTCAGAAAAATTAAAATCTCCTTCTTGCATTAAATAGTCTTCTAATAAAAATGTAATTTCTTCTACACATTTGTAACTAGCTGAATATTTTTCTAGAACTGCTAAAGTTGCAACGGCTACTACATGTAGTTGAAAAGGTGTTAAATCTTTCTTAAAAAAGAGAGAAAGTGAAAAAGATACTTCAATCTGCTGTAAAAACATATCTAATTCTTCAGGTTTTATTGTTTCTAAAGACTTTAATACTTCTTCTAGATTAGTATAACACTCTTCTGTTTGTCCTAAAAGATGCGCTATACAAGCTTCTGCTACAACAGGAGTAATTGAAAAATCCTTTTCTTCTTCTGATAAATCAACAGTTTTTAATGCAACTTCTGCATTATAAGTGTCAAATAAACCATTCCATTCTGGATCAGTATTAATAAAATCTTCTTTACTATATTCTTCTGCAGATTTCCATTCTTTTGGTTCTCCAAATAAATCTAGTTGATTTTTTACTGTTTCTGGTACATTAAATGATGACTGTTGTCTTGAGCCATTCCAATACCAATTTTGTCCATAATGTAATGAAGTATATTTAGGTTTTTTAGCCTCCTTCTTAGCCATTATACTATCTAACCTAGCTTGTAAACCATCTGGTTCAACGGCTTCAGTTGTGATTTTACAATCCATTAAGTATAATACTTCTTCTGTTTTAGTTAAATCTTCTGTTTTTTCTTGTACAACAACTCCTTTAGCTCCTGTCCAAGATTTAGTTACTTGTTTAGTTCCTTCTACAGTTTCTGATCCACATATTGCTACTTTAGCGCACCAAGCATCAAGATTATCATAGTTTACAATTAAACTTAAGTAATAATTATGCTGAGGTGAATTATCATGTAACTCTTGCATATCAGTTCCTGAGAAATAACACTTCATATTGTGATGTGTATGTAAATGCCCTATTTTACCGCCTTTTTCTAAATGATCCATCCACTGGTCAGTAGCATAATCATCTCCGGCTTCCATATCATATTCTGTATAAGCACTTGTGCCTACATCCATTAAGATACAGTCATCTACAGATATTACCCATTTATTAGGATCTACATCTATAGAACCTTCTTTAGTTGAGTAAAGTAAAATTGCACTCCATTCTGTATCTTTTTTTACTTGTTTGTGCAAAAAGTTTACTTTATCTAAAAATGATTGTGATAAAATTAAAGTAGGGTTATATTCTGTTGTTTTTTCTGTTCTTTTCTTAGCTACAACTTTTGTAGTATCTTCTATTATTTTATAATTCTTCATTGTTTTAATTTTATTATATATATAATGATTTAATAAAACCGTTATACTGGTTAAGATATGTTTCTACTACTGCAGTGATTAAGCGTGGGTTTACTCTAGCTGAGTTATAATCAACGTCAATCTCAGTCTCTACTAATCCGTTTAGGTCTAAAGTTATCTTAAACTCTACAGGATTTTGCTTAAAATATAATACATCTTCACTATAACATCTATTAAATTGATCTATTTCTTCTATTTTTTCTTCATAAAAAGATAATGGTTTTACAGTTTCACTTCCATCGTTACCTCCAGAGCTATTCTGAAAAGACATAAATTGATCTTCTATTATTACACCTAAAGCAGAGTTCACTAGTGAGTCTACTGAACGGTATGAGTCAGGATAAATTACAATTCCATTTTTATAATCTAGAAATAACTTATGTAATCCTTTTTCAAACGAAGCATAAACATTAGTTACGGCTGTAGCCTGACCATTTGAATTAATTAATTCTGGTAAAGGAATATCATCATTATATTTAAATATTGGTGCTAAATGCTGAACAAGTATTGAAGACTTTATAGAATTATGGTTTCTGTCAGATCCACCTATTCTTGGGTAATCTACATGGCTAAGTTTTCTATAAGGTCCTCCTTCTAAAGATTCCCAAGCAACATATCTATGTAACATTACTAGTAATTCAAATATATCTTTTTTCGTAACTCCGTCATTTCTTAAACTGACCATTAAATGATCTAATTCTGTTCCACCACCAAGACACATATCTCTCCAAATAAAATAAGAACTTACATTATTGTTATTTTTACTTACGGCTGCAGAATGTGGGTGAAAAAATCCACTAGCATATTCTTTAGTAGTAACCGTAGAACGCATAGAAAACATTTTTGGTGTTAAGATTTCTGTAAAATCAGCATTAAACATAATGGCGATATACATATCGTGTATTGTTGCAGAATCTCCTATACTATTTCGTATTGTTGTTTCTGGGAATTTTATAATTAGTCGTTGGATAAATCCATCATAAGCATCAGAAGAGATATAACTTCTTAGCTTTTGAGCTAATGCAGGTTCTGCTAAACCCAAGTCCCAGTTCCCTGGATGTACCTCCTCTGCAATTTCAGCTATAGTAGTCATATCTACCATATCCGTTTGTGTTGAAATTTGTTGTTCTTCTGTTGTCATAATTCATAAATTAAAATAAGAGGAGGCATAATACCTCCTCCTTACTATTGTTTTCTTCTTATCTAATTGAGCCGCTGTTATTAACGGCAGTATATGGATTTAACAAAACAGGTATAACTGTTTTCTTTTGCCATTTTTTGATTGCCGTTTTCATTTTTTTAACATCTGACTCTATTTCTTTTTGAGCATCTGCATTCATTACTTACCTGATTTAATTTTACTAGGCGTTAAGAATACAGAAAATGGAGTAACAGGTAATACGCTACTATCAGATGTTAAACCTTCACGTACTCCTCTTATCATTGCTGTAGAGTCATTTGCATTAAATGTTCCGTCTGCATTGATTTCAGCTTTTAATTCTCCCCACGTTGTAGCAGTTGAATTTAATTCTACTCTTAAGTCTCCTTGTGGGCTAATAATTGTTATAACTCTTGTCATTTTTTTTAGTTTAATAACGCAAATTCATATTTACGTCGTGTTAATAATTGATTTGATTTGTGTACTGTTATATTTCCAGCTTTGTCTTTTGTTTTATAATGACAATACTGTAAAATTTTCTGTGGATTATCTAATAAACCGTTGTCTATAGCTCTATCTAAAGCTCCTGGACCACAGTTGTAACTAAATAAACCTAAAGCTAAAAGAGTATCTCCTTTAACTTTATGCTTAGCCTCTACACGATCAAGATACTTTTGTAAATCTTGTTCTAATATTATACTGGCTAAGCTATCAGATATATTCTGATAATTTTCTCCTTGGCGCAAATGATGGCCATAACCTATTGTTGGTGATCCGTCATTATCTAAATAAACTTTACTACGAAAGCCTTCAAAAGATTTAATATGGTTCACTGCATGAAAAAAGGCACTGTCTGTAGTAGTATTCTCTACTGGCACAGGTTTATCCTTTGTCATTGTCTTACATTTAAATTTTATGTAGTTAAAATTATTACAACTTGTAAAATAATCATAATAAAATACTATACATATAATAACAAATATAAATAGGCGTAGTTTAACATTTTTCATTCTACTAAATTTATTGTAAATACTAATTTACGGTCATCTGCTGTCTCAACGAAATGATATCTCTTACGTCCTGATTCTATTACATAATCAGAATTATCGTCTGGGATTATTCCACATTCCTGGAGCGCATCTTCAAAAAACTTTTCTAATAACCACATATTACTTATGTCAGGCATGTTACCACGCTTAACTTCGTAAATATCACATCCTATACTAAGGAATTTACCTTCTGGAATAGTGATTGGTGTTAGTTGTTCTTGAATAAACCGACTAAAATATTCATGATAATACTTTGCTATTGACTTGCGTAAACGCCAGTTTAATGTAGCATTGTATAAATCTTGTCCATTTAATATCCATCTATTTTGTGTTCCTACTTTTTTTGTGTTCTTTACGAACCTGTTTCCCTCAATATCAGCACAATAAGCCTTAGTCCCCTTAATTAGAGGACTAGGACTTAATTGTGTTGAATATTTCTTTGGGAGTTTTTCCCGGTCCTTCCAAAGCCAATATTTGGCTCTAGTATTCTCAGATTTCAAATAACTAGCTTCCCAATTGGGAATTGTAACTGTATTTCTCATAAGTTTCTGTTATAAATTGAAATAACTCATCCGTTCCATATAATTCTACAAAATCTGAAGCATCTTTAGTTTCATCTGGCATAAAGAATACAGGTAGATTATGTTGTTCTGCTATTTTTTGAGCAGCTATTTTACCTGGTTCATCATTGTCATATAAAAGCATTACATGCTCATATCGTTTCCTTAGATTCAATACTAGATCTGGGGATATAGTGTTTGATTCTGCTTGTGGTGCTACAGAAGGAAAATCTAGTTGCGTTAATACAGCAACATCTTTTAACGACTTAGTAATAATAACTACGTCTCCTTCTGCTGGGAGTTGCTCCCAACCTTGAATTATACTTTCTGGACAATTACTCCTCCATTTTAATTTTCTATCAGCATAAGGTTGATAAATTTTCCAAGCTTCCCGTTTATCAGGAAGTAATCCGAAATAATAGCCATATACATTACTTCCACTTTGTGTATAGACTCCATTTACGAAAAAACCAGATAATGGAAAGATTTTGAACTTCTCTAGAGTTGCTGAATGTATACCAAATCTGTCGTACCAAAACTCTTTATCAGCGACAGTAAAAGTACGTGTACAAACACGTATATCTACTACTTGCTCAGGAATTGTCATTACGTCAAAATCTGATTTAGCAACTTGAACTCTCTCAGTACTTAAAGTAACTGTAGAAAGTAAATTTAGTCCAAAATCTCTGTTAACCATTTCTAGTGCTTGAATGAAACTTACACCGTACTTTGCCTGTATATAATCAAAACAATCTCTTGTTTCTGATTCAGAAAAGTCTTTGTAAATAAGTTTCTCCCCTACTCTGCATATACTGCAGGTGGGATTTTTATCAGTCCTTAACTCACTTCTAAATGTTTTATAAAGTGCATTAAAAGGACTACAGTAACTGTTAAATATGTCAAACTGACTTACTTTTTCCAATATATTAGCTTTGGTTAAGGGTTTCCTTACATCCATAGCTATATTGTGTATTTAACAGGCTGTTATTAAAATACAACCTCAGTTGATTCCTCGCTACCAAATGCAGCAGTAGGTGTTGAATCCATAGTAGTTGGCGTAGGCATTGTGTATACGTCATACTTTGGATTAGTTGAGAATGTAGATGGCTCAGTTCCGTCTAACTCAATAAAGTTTGGAAACTTTGGGAAGTTAGGGTACCATTTACCATTTGATTTATTCTCTTTGTAGATAATCTTCATACTAAAAGTTTTACCTGCAGCTTTTGGCAAAATGTGTTCTGCAACTGCTTTAATAAATCCTTTAAAAGTATTATCTCCATGCTCTTCAATCACAGCATAGTACTCATCTTCAGTAACTATTTTTGTTGCCATGTGAAGCATTTCACGGTTAACTTGTACAATAGCCCACTCTTCTGTTGAATCCCAAAATGAGTGCGTAAACTTAGCTCCATTACGTTGTAAAATTGTTAACGTTGCTCTGTTTTCTACTGGGTTACCGTTTTGGTCTTTAGCCATTTCTAAAGAAACTAGTTTATTACCAGTTACTTTTTCCCCTACTAATATAGGGCTTGATCCGTTAGCACTAATTGCTACACCTTCTTGATTTGTTCTTGATCCGTACATAATCTTAAAAAAATTTATAAATATATAATTAAATGTGGAAGTTTTTCCAGACAGTTTGCTGTCTGCTTCTTGGGATCTTCTCTCTCTTCGCTTATAATAGTATTAATAATTAAAATTCTACTGTCGTAACATTAGCTGTAGGAACTGTTGGTTCTTCTGCTACTGGTGTTGACTCTTCTTGAGTTGCAAAATCTGTAGCTTCAGTACCTGATAAATCATCAATAGATTCTATAGTTGGTTCTACAGTTGTTGCTACAGGTGTTTCTACAGGTGTTTCAGTTGCTATATCTTCTAAAATCACAATACGTGATTCTTTTGGAAATACAACTTTTAAACCTTTTAATCTAGCATCTTGAAATAATGTATTTATTTCTGCTCTAGTCATACCATACATTTCTTGAATAGAACCTAGTTCAGCTTTATAACCTGAGTCTCCTGTTCTTCTAGTAATACCTTTCTTTAAGGCTTCTTTAATAGCAACAATAGAAACAATTACTTTTTCTTCTTTTGTTCTAGTTACTGCTGGTGTTGGATTTTCTTCGCTCATTTTTAAGTAAATTATTTTTTGTTATTAATTTTATCTGGAAATACTACACTCCAGTTAATGTTTGTTAATTCATTTGTTTCTTCGCTATAATCTGCTACTTTGATTACTTGACCACGTAAATGATCACATCTAGAACCACATAGAACTTGATCAGTACTTTTAAAGTTAATTAAAACTTCACTGTCTTTACCTCTATGTAAGTACCCAATAGCATCAGCATCAGCACAAAGAATTTGTTTAAGTTTTCCCGTAAGATCTAAATCTTTTGCGTCAACTTCTTTTCCTGCTTTTTCAATTACAGAGTTTTTTAGATGACCTATAAGAATTACATTGTCAGCCAATTTCTTGATCTTTTCAATTAATTCCATAAAGGCTAATCTAAGGTATAAGTAACCACTACCTTTAGGTAATATTCTTACGTCTTCTCCTGTAAAGCTTTTTCCCATAGGAGTAGCTCTATATTTCTCTGCTGCTAAAGGAAGAACCATGTCTTCTAATCTAGTAACAGTATCTACAGTAATAAAGTCATAAGGTCTACCTGCTTGCATAATTGCTTTCCCTGCCTCCATTAAATAATATTGAGGCACTTCTAATGACATACGTGCATCAAAAGATTCTTGAGTCTCATTAGCTGGTGCACTAACTCCAATAATATGCATACTTAGTGAATCTAGGAACTGAGTCCCACCTTCTAAATCTAAGTTCATATTGTTTGGTAATGTACTAACTAAAGTAGTTTTACCCATCTTAGGTGCGGAATAAAGTATAGTCATTCTAGGATCTTTTCTAGACGGCTTACTTTTAACCGGTAATTTGATTTCTCTACTCATGTTTTGTTGTTTGTTTGTTAAAGAATTGAAATAATATAGTCCCAGGGAAGGAGTACAGTGAAATTAAACCTTGACGGGTTTGCTCCCTGGTAGTGAAATATTCACACTTACTGTACTCCTGTAATATTATGCAAATGGGTTGTCTACCCAAATACCATTATCATTCTGGACATATAGCGATCTTTTGTTTTCCAAATTAAACGCCATTTGTTCTATATTATCTGTCATGTCTGCTTGTCTTGGTAATTCTCTAAATGTACCACACGGACCAATAAAATTTAACCCTAAGTTAATATTAGGCTCACCATCTCTATTTTCTAAGATTTCTAAGTTACGGTAAGAATTACCCAAAGCTTGTACATTGTAGCCTTGAAATCTTTCCATATTATATCTATAAGGACTAAATAATGTCATAATAACATTAGCATCCCTAGTAGTATATTTACTATCTCCAAAATCTTTTAGTGTTGGTGTAAGTCTATTACTTTTATGTCTTTCATCACTTTCTGCATTAAATGCCATTTGTTGTATAACAATAGGCGATGCTCCATAATTATTACGTAACTGAACTAAATACTGACTCATTTTGTCAATATTTTGTTTAGTACTAAATCCTCTCTCTTCTAACATTAAAGCAATATGGTCAATAAAAATTAACCAATATCTCTTTGGATTATGGGGTTTATAACTATCAAACCTCATTATCGGTGTTCCTTCTGGATCTCTATTAATATTCTTTAATTTCACATCACCAAATTGTTTGGCTTTATGAAGTAAATATTTATTCATTCCAGTTGGATTATCAGGCATATCATGCACTGTTACTACGTCCTCCATTTCATCAAAGTAATCTTTATACTTGATAACAAGGGCATATAATTCATCATTACAATGATTTTCTCCTCTAGATAATATCGTATTAGCATCAGCTACTATACCGTAGTCATGCCATAATTTACGACTAATACCTTTTAAAATCTTAGTTTTCTTGTCTATCTCATAAGAGAAATAGTCAATATCTAACTCAAAACCATTTAAAGCTCCTTGTCTTTTAAGATTCATAAAGTAATCATATGCTCCGTAGTAAAATACATCATCTGCAAAAGAAGTTTTACCTACTTTAGTACCAGCACCTATTAAATAATAAGTACGTTGCTGAATATTAGGTAAATATTTCTTTAGTCTCTGAAAGGGTATTGGAATACCTTTGTTTTCTCCAGACCTCCCACCATCAACTACGTCAATGGCTTCATCAAATGCTGTTTTGTTAATTTCTTCCATATTTTTTAAATTTCTCTGTGCCAAGAACTTCCTCCACCTTGTTCGGTGTTTCTTAAAGAACTTCCTCCATCTACTATATCTTCTACCATAGCTCCTAACATAGAGCTACCGTTCTTATTAATAAAGTAATCTGCACAGGTCATAAACCTATAATTATTTAAACTACAATCATATACATACTGCCGAGTAGCAGCAATAATCTGATCTTTTGTTACTTTAGGATTAAGCTTAATAAACTGACGTAACTTTTTAGTTACACCTTGTTTATCCCCTCTAACAGGTCTTCCACCAGATTTAATTCCTTTAGGAAATAATTCTCGCCAACTGTTAACCCAATCATCCAAAGCAACCGAAGGTGCTTTAATAGGAAAATCAAATATAGCAATAGCTTTTGGTGTTAGTTCTACTCCATTTGTAGTAACTTTAGCATAACCTAACTCTTCAAGTTTATTATTCATATGAATTTTTAACTTATCTGAAGCATTAGGATATGGTTTTTCAAAAAATAGTGTGGCTAAATAACAATACAACGATGGATTTAATTTCAATTCTTGTAAATCTTTAAGATTTATTAAAATTTCCATACTAATTGTTTTTAAGATTCATTACTAGATCGTATACGGTTTATGGTTGATACCAAAGCGTCAAAATCATCAACGTTAATTACGTTAAATCCTTCTTGCGATGATTTTACCCAGTTTTCTTCTACAGAATCCCTTACGTATGTTCTAATGGCTATACTGTGTTTGGAGTCTATATCTTTCCGTAATAATCTACCTAGTGTTTGAATCTGTTGTCTTTCTTTAGCATACCGAGCTAATAAAACTCCGTATGTTAAACGTGGTAATGTCACTCCCTCATCAAATATTTTAGGTACAGACATAGTCCGTACTTTAGTTCTACCATCTGAGAATAGTGCCAGGCGTTTTGCCCTTTGTTTTGCTGAGTGTCCACTGTGTATTGCTACACAACTTTCTCCAATAGCATCTGCAACTTCTTCTGAGAATTTTTTATTTAGAGAAAATATGATACCATATTCTCCAGGAAATAATTCTAAGATGTCTTGTGCAGCTTGTAATTTTGCTTTAGCTGAATATACCAACCTAGATCTTTGACCTATTTTCTTCCAAGATTGTTTATGAAAAGTTTGCCATGCATAATCAATTTGTCCTGAGAGTTCTTTATACTTAGCTTCTTCAGCCGGTGTAAAATAAACAGGATAATTAATAATGGTAAACTCCGCAATAAAACCTTCTTCGTGAACATCCTCCATATTTAACTCATCTACTATAGGTATATAGTAATTAAGCATACGGATTTGTTCTTGAGTTAAGGAAGCAGATAAACCAAGGATCCCTTTGGTTGTTACATTCGTAAAAAATGGCATTTTTTTGTCAGTAGTTATATGATGAACTTCATCAAGTATAACAACACTGTAGGATTTGCCATCCTGTTTTCTGATAGATGCGTAACAAATAAATTTGCAATGCTTCAATAAATGTTCTTTTTGAAATTTACTAAATTCTTCTTTAAAGTTAACTATGACTGCGTCAGTTGGACATACTATTAATATCTTCTCCTCTGGATAAACTTTAGCAAACTGTTCTATTACTAGTAAACCTGCAAATGTTTTTCCTGTACCCGTAACATACTTTAAGATACCTCTAAATTTATTAGACATCCATTTACGTAGTCCATTACGGATTAGTTCTTCTCTCCTATTCATTAGTGTGTCCAATATTGTTCAATACATGCTTCAGCTTTTAGTGGTACTCTTTTGCACCATACACTACCAGCTTTTTCCATATTTCTCTGTAACATTTCAGCAGCATACTTTTCATAAGCTGTTGTACTTTCTAAAATAATTTCATCATGTACAGTTGCTACAGTTTTAACTTTATCTAATAAACCTTTGGCAGTTAACTCATCATAAATAAGTACTAAGGCAAATTTAGTAATACTTCCGGCTTCACCTTGAATAATATAATTCATAGCGGCACGTTCCATACTACCTTTAAATTTATTAACAGTTCTAACATCTCCACGATACTCTGCAGCTCTAAGAACTTTGATATCTTTGTAATAAAATTTACGTTTAGAGACTTTGTCTATTAATATATAACCTTTGCTTAATGCTTCAGCTTTACTTTTTTCAAAGAACTGTAAGAGTCCTGGGAAAGCTTTAAAGTAATCATTGAATACTGTTTCTCCTCTTTCACTTGATAAACCTAGGTTTTTAGCAATAGTATGACCATTACCACCATAAGCTAAGGCAAAACCTGCACCTTTAGCAATTTGCCTTAAGTCGGGTCTTTCCTTTTTTATATCATTTAAATCTATACCAGATAACTCATCTGGAAATAATTTAGATGCAATGTAAGAGTGCATATCATTAAAGTCTCCGTCGTAAAATGTTAATAAATCTTTGTCCATAGACTTGTTTACTAATATTATACTTTCTTGACCTGAATAATCTGCATTAATCATACTACAACCTTCAGGAGCATCAAATGCATACCTAAATTGATCTTGTCTAGGGTCTCCATCATCATAATCCATATCTAAAGTAGATGGAATATTTTGTTGATTAGGAGAACTAGAACTCATTCTACCTGTATTAACAAGTTGGTTATAGTTTGAATGTATTCTTCCTGTAACAGGATTGATGTGTTTTAAGAAGTTTTCGCCAAATGTAGTTACAGCTTGTCTATATTCCATTGTATTTAAATACAACTTAACAAATTCTCTAACTTTATCTGATAAATCCGCAGTAACTAATAGTGCTTCTACTTCTTTTGCCTCAACTGTATAAGTCATTTTCTTTGTTGTCTTAGATTTTGCTAAAGGGCAACAACCTAAGAATTTAAAGAACTCAACTACTTGCTTAGAAGACGACCATTGAATGGCACATGTGAATCCAGGATTAAACATATCTAATTGTTTATCAACAAACTTAGAGTCAGGATAATTTTCCATAACATGGATATCCAATTGTCTAGTTTGATCTTTAAACTTTATTAAGTTCTTTTGATATGTATTAAGCCATTTTTCTTTGTTAAAGTTCATACCATTGAACTCCATCTCTGCAATAACAGCAGTAACTCTAAATTCTAGCCTAATTACATTGGCTAAATCTTTCTTTTGTATTTCAACTAACTGAAATTCTCTAATTTTTAAAGGTAATTCAATATCCTCAGCACCATACTTAATTTCTTCTGTAGTAAATGGTCTGTCTCCTATAGTTAGGAAGCTAAGTCTAATTGTTTTATCTACTTCAATCTCTAAATATCGTTGGTTTAACGCTTTTAGAGAATTTTCTAGTCTATATCCATTATGTAAGATTTTTTCCACTACCATTGTATCATATAAGGCATTAATCCTTACACCATACTTAGATAAGATGTGTTTATATTCAAACTTAATGTTATGACCAACTAAAGTAATATCTTTGTTAGTAAGAACAGGCAATAAAGATGTAATATCTACATTTCTTGTATCTATTATATATTGTACATCTATATCACCAATTTGAAGCATAACTATATCAGAAGTGTGAGGGTCAAGCCCTTCTATATCAAACCATTTATTATATTTTCTCGTAGTTTCAATATCTAATCCGAGCAGGGTTTTGGTTTGACAATAGTTCACACATTCTTCTATAGTTGCTAATTCATAAGGCGTTTCTATGCTAGTTTGATTTGTGATCAATTTAATCATAGTAATACACGTTATGGGGGTTATTAAATGTAGTCTTCTTCAATCTGTACCAGGATAGGGTTTGGTACGGGTTTAGAATCTACGGTATTGCCTAGCACTTCATCTAAATTATAGACATAAGTACACTCGGTAATGAATTGTTCTGTTTCTTTTAAGGTATTAAATTCTACTATACCTGAATCTTTGCATTCTGACATAAGTGCTGTATGATCATCATTATCATCACACGCATAATGTACGGTAAATTTTTCTTTAATCATCTTCTTTATTTTTGATATTAATAAAATAACGCCCAGAGTCATCACTCTCTGGGCATCTTTAACCTTGGGATTTTCTTTGTTAATGTGCAAGAAAAACCTTAAACCTCACGAAAATCTTAAAAGAGTTGGATGATTTCCCGGACACTTCCATCATCATAGTTTTTGTATAGGTGTCAAACTCTAGTAAAAAGTCAAAGGAGTTTGACCTCCCTTGACTAATTGAATTGGCTGTTTTTAATTTCCAGCTGAAATAACTTCTAAACGGTGCTCACGTTCAATGATTTGTGCACCTTCCTCTTTCTTAGACTCTTCATACGCTTCCGTAATAGTGTCTCTTTTTTCTTTAAGAGTTTCTAAATTAGCTTTAGCTAATTCAATACCTCTCCAATACTGAGGAATTAACTGATCAATATCAGCGTTAGATGTAGCATCTTCCACATTGATTTGTAAAAACGCATTATCATATGCTTCTTCAGCATCTGTAATTTGTTCTTGTAAATCTTCCATTGATCTTTGGTAGTTAAATTCTAATAACTCAACTCTTTTGTTAAGAGTTTCAACCTCACGCGCTAATGTTTTACGTACTTTTGCAAAGAAAGTTTCTAATTTACCTGCTTCACCTAGCTCGTAATGCGCTATGATTTTGTTCACTAATGCAAATTCTGATTTTGCCATAATTGAAATAATTTGGGGTTATTGATTAATAAATAGTAAGTTTTCTTACTGTTAAATTGTCTAAATCCGTGCTACTATATAACATTTCTTTAGCTGTAGGTACTTTGTTTACTACTTCATTAGATTCTACATGCTCGTTTTCAAATTCCTCAACAGCACATTGTGCTAATAAGTAATCTATAACGCTGTCCATTGCAAGTTGATTGTAAGTAGCATTAAGATAAAAGCCATCACCACTACCACACTTACGTATTTCCATACCGTTTACACGATAGTTACCATTGTCGTCGCGGTAGATGTCTAATTCCTCAAATAGAGTATTCCAATCTTCATTAAGAATTTCTATAGAGTTAGTTCTTACCCTACCAAGAATCTCACAACTACCCGTGTTAAATTCTACGTAAGAACCAATTTTATATTTACAGTTTAAACTGTCTTCGTCTTCTGTTAAGCTTTGAGCAAAATCACGATCGTCTCTTAGCTTAAGTTCATTATTTTTGTGTTGTCGCATACATTCTTCGTGAAAAAGATCATCTGCGATCCCCTCTGCTTCTGCTAGATTATCAACCATCATAAACCCTAAGTCATCATATGCAATTTCTTCATAAAAGTCTTCAGTGTCTAGATTTCTCATATCTAAATAAATCTGAGTGCGCTCATCATTAGCATAAACTTTTTCAATTGATAAAATATCTCCTATTTTGATGTTATAATTAAAATCTGATTTAGAGTAATTATCAATAGCAATCCAATATGCATTATTTATAGCGTCTTCTCTAAGATTAGCTAGTTTTATTACTATGTCTGTCATAAGTTAAGTGGTGTATAAGCCTATTAATAATAGTATACCTAAGCATACTAAATAAGCGATTAATATTTGTATTCCGTATTTGTCCATTGTTTATAATTTAAAATATATACCTAATTGTTTTTAAATCAAAATATTCTTGAAATATTGCTTTAAATTCATTAAGTCTACGTGTTTTGTGTATCAAAGGATATCTCATTACACCAGAATTATTTTTTATTTCATTGCTATATTTCATTAGCTCCTGAGCTTCTGGTGAACTCTTTTTCATTTGATTGTTGTGATTAGTTAAAGCAATAACTTCACATTTATTTTCACCGGCAAGTTCCTTAACTTCTTTAAATAAGTCATTATATTGATCATGCCAATCAGGATAAAATATTAAAGGTGAGTAGTTTATATGAACTTCCCAACCTAAATCTTTTAACCTATTAATATCATTAATTCTACTTGTAATCTTTTGCATCTTAGGTTCTAAAATATTAGAATACTTTTGAGGCATCAGACTTACACGTACTCTTGGTGGTTTATTAAAATGATTTACATCAAGTTTTAATAAGCCTGGATACTTAGTAGCCATTGTACTATTCAATTGTGAATGATTATCATATCTTTTTAGATAATCAATTAAAGGTTCAGGCATATGTTTTTGCATTAAGACTAAGTCTGAATTACAAGCTACATCTACCATTGTATACTTAGGATCCTGTTGATCAGGAACTTTCGTATAAGTTTTCTCCCATTCTACAACTGAATTAAATACATCGTCTACATTTTCATTTACAAAAACTCGTTGACCATTATACCTAGACATATAACAATACGTATTGACACAACCACCAAAACAACCATAAATGATGTTTGGTGCTATACAATTTGCACTATTATTGTTAGGTTTAGTTACTAAAGTTTTAGTTTTTTGGTATTTAATCATAATATATATAGTAATAATATCAATAAATTACTAGGCGCAGTAGTGTACTGACTCCATAAAGGAATGCACTATTTAATTTGACACCGGTAATTTAAATGTTGTTACAGTACTGAAAAAGCAATAAAAGAAATTGCTGCACCTGTACAAAGACAAAGTAAAGACCCAAGTATATTAGAGTTTTTCTTTGTGTTAGCACAAGCTTCAGTAGTAGCATCTACTTGACCGTATTTTGCGATAAGTTCAGCTGTAAATTTTACTGCGTAATTAACTGCTGTAGAGTTATTACTCTTCAGGTTTTTAGCCGTAAGGTCATCTTTGATAACCTCTAACGCTTCCTGTGAAGGACTGTAAATTCTGCGTTTGTTTTGCATTTGTATATTGATATTAAGGTTACAAAGTGAAAATTGGACTATTGCATTTTATAAAGTCCAAGATTATTGCCAGAAAAGAGGACAGTACGATTATCATTATCTCTCGTAGCAATCATATCTAAGATATAAGTCTCAGTTTTTGTTGCTGTTAAGTAGATTTCTACTGTTTTAATCTCTGATTCTATAATATCTAATATTAATACACTTATTTTATTTGTATTTTTTACAAAGATTGTATCAATATTTTGAATATTATATGTAGTAATACGTGAAGGAGTTTTTCCTCCAGTAAAACGTAATAAAAGTTGATCATCTGCTTCCCATGTAGTATTTTGATCGGCATAATAAAAATTCATTCTTATACCATACATAGTTTCATCTTTAAGACGTTGATCATTTTTGTCAAGTGTTGTCATAGTTACGTATTTTTCTTGACCAAAAGATACGGAACTGCACATCAATAGTGCAATGATGATTAGATTTTTCATTGTTTTGTTAAATTAAAGGTTAATATAATAGCTACTGACGACTCAGCGGCAGCATATTACAAGGATCTAGGCGTGATGTGTATACTGTTGAAAAACATATCCCTATCTAACTGGGCAAGCCCATTCTGCAGTTCTATTATCAAGGGTTATCATTATCGTAGTATTCCATGCGTTTCTAGCTCTGTTGTAATTAATAGCTTAAGCTAAGTCGTCAATGTGTTTAATGTTGTTAATATTTTAAGGTTAAATAAATAGAGTGCTGATAAAAGAATAGAGGCAATCCTCCCATGGGTATTCATCTTTATCATTGTGTACTTTTGCTCCAATTTCCCACTTTTCTTATTGTGTTGTCATAATCATAAAAACCTCAATCTACTTATTAGGCTCAAGATAACTTGATCTTTGTTCTTCCTATTCATCGGTAGTATTGGGTTGGGTTATATATGTGGGTTGTATTTCAGGTTACAAAAGCTATCCTCTGTTTAGTGAAATCTTGGGGATCTGCATCCTCTTGGTTTCTCACAATCAGTATTTTAGCCAATAAAACAAACAGGAAACTTTCCTACTTGAATTCTTTCTTAGTTGATAAGGCTTCTACTTTTATTTTTAAATCTCTTCCAACAGTTTTCCAAAAGCCAGGCGCAAATATAGGTGTTTTACCTAATTCATCCATAGCTAAGGTTCTTTCTTCAAGATTTTCCATATGTGTTTCAATGGCTTCAAGAATTAATGTTCTTTCAAATCCATCAAATTGGAGAACGTCAACGCTCTCTCTGTTAGTTTTTCTTTTCATCTTCCTTATATTTGTTATCTAATAATACTTGTAATTTCTCACAAAAGTGATCTGCAGTAATAGAGTAATTCTCTCCTACAAAATCTACTTCGTGATCTAAATACTCATATCTCCAATAGTCTGTATTTTTTTCTTCTATTAATTCCTTAATAATATTTAATAAAGCATCTTTTTCTAGATAAAATAATAAGTCTTCATGAATTTCTTCTATGACAAACACATGGCCTCCTTTCTTTTTCCAATGTGGATAAGATGGAGCCTCCGAATAGTTTTCATAGTATTGTGTGGTAATACGAATATCTGCCATGTCAATAATTTTAATGTTAATAAATTAGTTAAATACTGCAGTAAATATAGCTGCAGATGTTAAAGCTATTAAGATAATTGCATTATCCATAACTTTAAATACTTTTCTTTTTGTAATTCTCATGTGATAATAATTAAGGGGTAAGAAAAATGTAGGGTAAGTTCAAAAATCAAAAATTATGAAAACTTAAAAACCACTAAAAATCACTTACCCTACATTTATAATTTTGTTAAATTAGCACCAAAGGTTTCATTGGTCATGCTGGTAGCTCCTCAGAGATGAATCCCTCTCATATACCTCTCATATGTTAATTCATATATCTTTAAGAACATGCGCTGTTCAAAGGGATCTCTGGATAAGGTTATGTATTCCCCTATCATTATTGTGCAAATACAAATAGGACTAACATTTCTTCAATGCGTCCTGATGTAAAGTACAAGGACATCGGTTTATCCTGTAATTAGTTGGAAGAATCTTACATATAGTATTTCTTATCCCACTTTCTTCGTGAGTTAAAACATCCTTTATTCTTTTTTCTTCTTCTCTTTTTTCTTCTTTTGTAATCCCCTTCTGTAAGGGAAGTAACGTCAGTACTCTTTGTTATTTTGTTGACTGTTAATGTTTCTGTTGTAAGTCCAAAACATGTTCCTGTAATACTGATTGCAATAATAATAAATAAATTTTTCATAAATAAATAGATTATGAGGTTAATAAATATTATGAGCTGTTACTTGTTTATCATTTCACAAAACATACCTAGTATGCAAACTGTTACTAAACTGATTGTTAATATCATTTGTTAATTGATAATGGTTTTTGTTCAAACGCTTTAAGCTGTTTCTCATAATGCGGATTTCTACGCATAAATTCCATCTTAGCCTCTTCTACTGAATTAGCTACGACTTTATCTCTGCAGTATCTTCCTTTCTTGTTAAGTGCTACTACTTTAAATAATGGCATTTTTCTAGTTTTTGGGTTTTGAAAAAAAAGGGAACACATTAGCATTCCCTTTAATAAGTTATTAGTTTATTCTTAGTCCTCTGATTTGTTGCCAAGCTGTTGCATTAGCACCCCAAGAAGGATTAAGATCTGTTACCGCTCCAATTACGATCATATCATCTGCTAAAGATGAATTATTTTGATGTGTTACTTCAACAACAAGATCTTTTACATCGCCATTACCTAATTGTAAAGTTATTTCATAAACAAAAGCATAAGGATCTGTACCAGGTACAATTGTTAAGTCAGTAATAGTTGCTATACTTTGAGTTCCGTTGTTAGTTACTATAAACCAACTAGGAAGTGGTGCAGCTTGCAATGAAAATTCAATTACAACATTTGATGGATTAGGCATACTATCTGCATATGCTGGTACATCAGTGTTAATGTTAAGGTAATCTAATTCTAAATCATTCAGACCTACGTTCGTTAATTCATTGATATACCATTGGCCACTTAAAAACGCTAGGGTATCTACGTTTTTCTCTGCTGCCTTAGACGATTCAGTCAGTGGATTAGGTTTAATTTCTTCTTTGTTACATGACGCAAGAAATAAGCACGCGATTGCTGCACCTAGTGCAACGATAAATTTGAAAATGTTTGATTTCATTTTTTTGATTTTAATAATAAATAAATAGTTAATAAATAGTGGTTAGGTTAGGTACTCTTTTTAGTGGTTTGTATATTGTAACAAGCTTGCTCCCTTTTACGGTCCACCTGTTACATATAATACGTTATAAAAATGTTTCTGTTGCCTACAACGAGTCACGTTCTGCGATGTCATCAAATATTATTTGGTCTATTGACGCATCTAATACATTTAAGACATAGTGATCACCATCTTTAGTATCTACTAAGATATTGTTGTGATCAATTGTGATGCTGTAGTCACATCTGCTTTGGCTTTTAATTACGAAATAAGATCCTACTGCAAACAGTATGAATAATCCATAGATAGCCCAATTAAAAAGTTGTTTGTTCTTCATGTATATGTTATTTTTTGTAACCCTTTTTATCACTCCAGTTTTGCAACTGACTAAGATACTTGAGTTCATGTTTAATACTTGATTCTTTAAATCTTTTTAATACATCTCTATCTATTGACGGACGATTGCTCAATGACGAGTCAGTCTCATCTAATAGATTAAGATAGAAGTTAATAATACTACGCACACCAGCAACTACTTTACCATCTTTATCGGTAAACTTAGCTACAGTTGATTGTAGTGCTTGTTCATGTTTCATTATATTTTATATGTGGTTTATATTATAATACAGAGATGCGTCAGGAAGAGACTAAGATGCGTCTACTTTCCATTCTCATCTTTACTGCTAATGATATGATGATGAGGTGCGGCTGGAAGAATAATTAGATGCGGCAGCATAATACATAACTGCGGCAGCTTTACTTTCCATTCTCAGCTTTTCGCACAAAAAACCAAAGACTTTACGTCAATGGTTTACAATGGTTTGTTACATACTCTTGAGGTACGATGTTAGGCGTGGTAAGTAACACAACCATTTTAATTACGAGTTTGGGTTTGTTACATACTCTTGAGGTGTAACACAACCATTTGATTCTATAAACATAAGCTTAGGATTTAGAAATATCTAGTACTACACTACCTGCCGCTACTGCACAAATGATAGACATTATAGCAGAATACGGGTCTCCTACTCTAAGGTAGAAAACAGTTAATACAAGACTCAAGATAAGCAACGTTCTAAAGAAGTTTACAAATGTGAAGTACTTTTTCATTGTGATGATATTAAAAGGTTAATAATTACATTTCTTTTTTACGTAGAACATTCCACGCTACGAAGACAACGAATCCAAAGATTGCTATCTTATACAAAGCAGAAAAGAATACTGCTCCAGGTTCTTGGATATCTGAAATCTCCATAGATAATGATGTTGTGTCTTACTGTCTTATTATGCAGTATCAGTATGAGATCATCTGACGATTCATATAAAGTAAAACGAGTTAGAAAAAAGAGGGAAGCACATTAGTACCTCCCTCAAAACTTAAATTAGTTTAATTGCTCTTCAGCCTCATTAGTAATCTCTTCAGCATCAGTTAAGAATTCTGAGAAATCACATTTAGTAGAAATAGACTTAGCAGCAATTGGAGTTAATCCAACAACCATAAGTGCTTGTTCTCCTGCTTTAGTAGTAACGTATTCAACATCAATGTGTACACGTTCTTTCTTCGCAGGTCTGTAATCAGTATCTCTAATAGATAATGAAAGACCAAAGTTAAGAGCTTTATTTAAATCTCCTGCAGTTAAGGCTTTCTTTGCCTCACTCATATGGTAAGAAGTCATAGCATTGAAGTTAGCAATAGCTACAACAGAACCTCCATTTGCAAGTTCTCTATGGAAATCGCCACAGTTAGTAACAGTTGCAACGTATTTACCAGGTTCAGTAATCGGTGAGCGAGAACCTAATATGTTCAACGCATCTTTTTTAGTTAAATTTGCCATAAGCAATCGTGTCTCTCCTAAAGACTTAATTAAATTAATAAATAAATAAACAAAAAATTGAACAGTTTAAACACATGTTCAGGTAGTAAGTTAAAACTTATCTTCAGGTAATGTTGATAGAGCAGTAATGCCTAACAATCCAAAGAAGAATAATACTAGCATATTCATAGCAGCATCATTAAGTTCCTCTGTTACGTATCCACATATCCATAATGCAGCGCAACATAAAGTCATAAGTAAAGCTAACAAAGTAGCCCAAGTAAATTTAAACATAATACAAGGTTTTAGTTATATAATAATAATGATACTGTGATGAATGAGTATCTGAAAATACAAAATAAGGGGAGATAGTTGTTAGCACATTCTTTCACAAACGCACAACAAATCTCATAATAAATACACAAGATAGTCGTCAGCACATATATTTCACAACGTCTGAGAACTATCTTGGTAAATATTAAATAAAAACACAGTGTGTACTGAATTATCTTAGTTATTCCTGATAAATTTTACACACTAAAAACAAATTAATTGATGAAAAAATATGTATTCATAGTTTGCATCCAAGAACTATTTCATTCTTGGTACCCTACATACTATAAATACACAATGTCTAATGTGTGTTGCACTCTCAAACAACTTTACACGTGATGGGCGTCACGAACACATTTAAAATAGAACAGGTGAGAGTTTGTATCACACCGTGTAGTCAAAGCTACTACTCACAAGTACACCTGATTACCTGTTCTGAATAAATAGTACCTGAATAGTTTAATATGGTACAAAAAATGATAACTAGAACGGCTGCAACGTACCGTCAAGAGGGCAGCGGACACTAGATATCACGTGCATAATTACAGACTAAACTGCTAACTAAATCTACTTGACTTAACTGAGAGCGATTTAATTTTACACACGGGGCTATTCACCCATACTCATGATGGGGTGGCTTTTTATTATAGTTATGACATAAAAGCAAATACGCAGATCAAAAAAAATTCCAAAAAAAATTTTACCATTAGTTTTATCTTTTAGTTATGTAAGTGTACCTACTTTTTAAATTCCTTTTTTACACCTTTAACTACTTTTTTCTTTTTTCCCTTTGAATAATCCTGAAAATTACTTAACTTTGTACAAGTCAATAAGTATAAAAGTAGAAACTAATACCCCAATCTTATGACATTAACATATGAGGCAGAGTTTTTGCACGGTGACATAGTCTATCTAAAAACAGATCCTAATCAACAACCTAGATTAGTAACTAGACATGTAATTAGTGGAGACAATGTACAATATGAAGTAGCAGCAGAGTCTCAAATCTTCATTGTCCAAGCAGTAGAACTCTCCAGAGATAAGGAAATTGTGAACTTTTTGTAAGTTTTTTTTAAAAAAGCTTGTATTAAGCGAAGAAATTTACTATCTTTGTAACAGTTGAGTAATTCAATACACTTGTAACACCTAATAAAAGTCGGAAGTTACTTGGATCAGGTAAATACCTTTTTAAAGGTACAGAACAAAAGATAACTTGTTATGAAGGTATGGTTCAAGTTTCTCTGGTGATGAAATGTCAGCAGTTTTTTATTGGTAGATTTTCAAACAAAAAAACATAGGGAGAGAAAGTTTGTTTCTTTTTTTATAGGCTCATGTTAGTAACACCTTATTACCACATTAGTTCTAGTTCCTACTAAGAACCTTATAGCCAGTAAATAGATCCTAATAGGATTACATCCTATAAATCAATAATAACAATCAATATTATAACAAAGTACACTAAACAGTGAAAAATTTACGCATTTTTTTGTCCAAAAATTTTTTATAATGGAATAAATTACGTATCTTTGTAACAATAACAATAAAAAAGAATTAATATGGGATTTTTAACAGGATTATTTCTTGGAGCACTTTGTGGTGTAGTTGGTACTTTAGTATTTCCAGCTGTATTTAGCAAAATCTTCAAGTCATAAAGAGTAAGAAACATGACATAGATCAGATAATTGCTGAAATAGTGTAGTTATCTGGTCTTTTTTTGTATTTTTTACTAAAATAATGTAATTAATTATTTGTTAAAATGAAAATTATTATTATCTTTGTAATATGTAAACAAAATTATTAATAATAAATTATAATAATGAGAAAAGAATTTAGAATTAATAAAGGTGAAAGGGAGATATTCCGCGCATATGTGGAATTAATCAGACCATTCCTAAAAGGCCTACGGCCAAGGGAGGCTGATGTGTTTGCTGAGATTCTTTACCGTTATTACCAAAAGCGTGACATATCAAATGTAAGAGATAGAATCGCTTTAGTATTGAACAGTAATAGTAGAGAAGAGATTGCAGAGCAACTCAATATGAGTCAAGCAATTCTTAGAAACGCTATCAGCTCGCTAAGAAAGAAAGAGATACTGAAAGAAGGAAATATGATTCCTAAAGTGTATCAATTAGATCTTAGTGACCAGGAATTGGATTTGTCCTTCATCTTTAAAGTTAGTTAATCAAATGTAAAACACTTTAACCGAATTAAGGCAATGACAAAAAAAGAAGAGTATGAATTAATTGAATTGGGCTTCAGTGAAGAAGAGATCAAGGAAATTAAGAAGGCAGAAAAAGCAGCCAAGAAAGACATTAAGGCTGGTAAATAAATAGGAGAATGCAAAAAAGAGTTGAAAATATCATTAAGAACGTAGCTAAGGAATCTAACATACCGGAGTATGTAGCAAAAGCTATAGTGGAATCCCAATTCCAGTGCGCTAGGGAAGCGATGAAAAAAGGTGAATCCGGAGATCCTGCTACGTTCTTAAATGTACGACTGCGCCATATTGGCCTCCTGGTAGCAAAACCAGGTAAAATTAATAAATTACATGCAGTGAGGACTGCTAAACAAAACAAAAAGTAAACGTTATGACTGAGATTAAAACAGGTTACCCAACAGTATTTGGGGGAGATGTAGTAATAGCTAACCCAGCAACAAAAGAAAAAGGTAAAGCTATAGATGCTGAGGCATCAAAACTTCCTAATAAAGAAAAGGAAGCATTTTTAGGAACAGTACTTGCAAAAATGTGGGGAGAGATTGAGATAATCGCTGTCGCTGATGACTGTACAAGGTTTAAAGCAGGTGATATTGCACTAGGGACTCCTGAGTCTATGAAAGGTGCAACTGTTACTCCAGATGGAGAGTACTTAATAGTTAATGAAAGAACTTTTAAAGGGAAATGGTAGGAGATTTTGTAACCATTCTAAAGGGAGAAGAGGTTCGTGCCAAATTATTAGAAGGTAGTAAGGAAGCAGCTGATGCTGTTTCCACTACTTTTGGACCTTATGGTAAAAACGTGGCAATCACTATGAAGTACAATGTACCAACAGTGACTAAAGATGGTGCTACCGTAGCAGGTTTTATAAAATTAAAAGATCCTGCTAAAAACGTAGCAGCACAATTAATAAATCAAGCAGCTAATGAGACAGCTAAAGTTGCAGGTGATGGTACTACTAGTACTACTGTATTAACTAAAGGTCTTGTTGAGAGAGCATTTAATTTAATTGAAACAGGTGTTCAACCTATGCAACTTAAAAAAGAACTACTTGCAGTAGAGCCAATTGTATTGGCAGAACTTCAAACGTTAAGTTCGCCCGTTGGATATAAGAACATTTATTCAATTGCCCTCGTAGCTTGTAACGGTGATTCGGAAATGGCAGAGTTAGTAACTGAAGCTTTTACAGTCGTAGGAGAAGGAGGTCACGTAACTGTAGCTGATTCCAGAAGTTATGAAACAACATTGGACGCAACGGATGGTATTAAACTAGACCGTTCCCATATTCTTCCTTCACTGGCTAATGGGAGATCTAATGTTAGACATAAAGATTGTAGAATTGCTGTATTAGATATGGACATTACTACAGCAGAAGAAGCATTAAAGCTTTTAGCTGTACAAGAAGAGTTAGGTACTCCGTTATTAATTATTTGTAATGATTTAACTGGAGCTGCCGCTGAAGTAATAGCATTTAATAAAGAGAAGTATAAAATTGCTTTAGAGGTAATACGTGCTCCATTTATTGCAGAAGCAAGAAAAGAAGCGTGTATAGATTTAGCTTGTGTAACAGGCGCAACTCTATTAAGTAAACAAGCAGGTTGGGAAGTATCTGACTTTCAAGCTACACATTGTGGTAGTTCTGAAAGCGTTGAGATGACTTTAAAGGAAACAAATATTATAGGAAGGTTAGGAGAAGCAGAAGAGATTGAGAAGAGAGTAGCATTTTATGAAGATAAGATTGCAACTGATAAAGAAGGTTTAGTTGATAACTATAAAAAGAGACTAGCATTTTTTACATCAGGTGCAGCTGTTATCTATGTAGGAGGTTCAAATGAAACAGAAGTTGGAGAAAAGAAAACTAGAATTGATGATACAATCCGTGCAGTACGTAGTGCTATGGAAGAAGGATTTGTAACTGGTGGTGGTTTAACTTACGGAAAACTAGCTGAAGGTAAATTATCTACAGTAGAAAGTTTAGGGTCTGATATCTTATCAGAATCTTTAGCAGATATTGTTAACGTAATATTAAGCAACTCTGGCATTGTTTCTACGTCTACTCATAATAAGAGTGTAGCAACACTAGATATTATTGATCCAACATTAGTAATTAAATCAACAATCAAGAATGCAATTGGCGCAGCCACTATGATATTCACAACTGATTGTATAGTAATTAGAGAGGAAGATTAAATATGGGAGATAAAAGGGAAGAGTTCTTAAATGAACTAGATATTTTCTTAACTGTAGTGAAAGACAATGGTGTAAAAGCCATTGCCTTTTGCTCAGAAGAGGAGGAACGTATGCGCTTGTTAGGTTTTATGCAGAATATAACTAGACAAGAAATTAAATTAAAACAAATATTCAAAGCCTATGACGATGAGAATAACCTAGAGTTAATAGCGGATGGGGAAGAATTAGACCTAGAAACTATTGCACAAGGTGACGCTATGTTACAGGCTGTAAAAGTTGATAAAACAGATGGTTAGTTTAGCAAAAACATGGCTTGTTAATGAAAATTATTGGACTCTTCACCCTATGGTGCAAGAGTTTGGTGCTTTTAAGAAGCTATATCAGAAAGATAAAACAAAAGGAAAAAAAGAATCTTCTAAACTAATGTGGGGAATAGCTATGCTAATAGATCCACATGAAGATAATAAACTAAGAACACAACCTCACACTACACGAATAAAAATTATAAATGAAGATTGGTTTGATCCAGGATTTAATTGGGATCACCCAGAGATTGTAGGGTTAATAGAAGCTTATAAAGACTTTTGTTTAACAATATCAGAAAAAGAATTAGTAAGATATGAAAAGAAGTTATCTCAAAGAGGTGACTTTATTGATAAAACTAATTATACATTAGATTCATATGATGAAAGTTCAGGGAAAATTATTAAAGGAACAGCGGCTCAACTAGATAAAATGATGGTTGACTCTGGTAAGATCTTTGATGAATTAGAAAAAATTAAAGAGAAGATTGGAAAAGAAGATATAGAAGGACAACTGAAAGGTGGTGCTTTAGAATCTGCTGCTGATAAAGGCGAGATATAATGAGTATAGTAGTAGACCATTTCATAAAAATAAGAAATAGAAATAATTTTCTTATTAGTGAAGTTCCAGCTTTACATCCCCAATCATTAGGTTATGTAAAGTATTGGAAAAGACATAAGAAACGTATAGTTGAAGGTTATTGGTCTCAAGATAATGCTGATGTAACTATTAACGTAGATGAAGATTTATCTAAAGAAGAACGTAAACTTAAAGGTAACTGGAGATTTATGCCTGGTAACCTTTATTTTTATGTTAACTTTGGTATTATATTACACCGTCCAGAAGGTGCACCTAAATCATCTCCTAAGAAAAAGATACGCCCACTATTAAGGGATATTGATTGGGAGTTATTTTATAATCTCCTAGAAGCTAGGGGATTTTCTGGGTTTGAGGATGATGAAGTTTATACTTGTAATAGAGAACTTATAGATAAAAACTTTACAGGACAATATGATAAGAGCTGTTTTAATTCTAAAGGAGAGCTTAAAGAATATATTAATCCTAGAGAATATCTACGAGAATTACATAATAAACCATTAGGAATGCCTTTGTATGAGAATATGGCACAAGATTTCTTTTGGTTTGCTTGTCGTGGTATTGGTAAATCATTTAGTGTAGGTGTAGGAGCAATTCTACATGAGCTAATTACTGATGGTGCAAAAGCATATACAGAAGAATCAAGAAAGAATCCATCAAAGGTAGAAATCTTTGTAGGAGCAGCAATCTCTGCAAAGTCTTCAGATTTGTTAGCTAAAACAAGACAAGGCATGGAAACATTACCGGGTTCTTGGGAAGAAGGAGAAGCATATACACCTTCACCTTTAGCAAAAACAATGAGTGGGGGATTACAACCAAACAACATGAAGAAACCGTGGGCTAATTCTTATGAAAAGAAATTAGGAGGTTCTTGGAAAATGTATGGTTCTGGTTCTAATATTAAACATGGAGTTTATACTTCAGAGAATCCTGAAGCTGCAGCTGGTGGTCGTTATGCCCTAGCAGTAGTAGAGGAGTGGGGTCTTTTAGGTAACTCACTTACAGTCCACGGTTCTAATACAGCCACCATGATGGATTATCCATGGAAATTTGGTACAGGTATTTGGATTGGTACAGGTGGTAACGTTGAGAAAATACAAGAAGGTGAGATTATGTTCAGAAACCCAAAAGGATTTGAGGCATTAGCCTTTCCTGATTTATGGGAACAATCTGGAGAGATAGGTTGGTTTGTACCTGCATATTATGGTATGAATGATTTTAAAGATAAGAACGGTAATACAGATGTCGCAGCAGCAATGGAATTTATTGAGGCTAGACGTGCAGAAAAACGTAGATCTAAAGATTCATCAGCTTTATCTCTAGAAATGATGAACTACCCTATTGTACCATCAGAAATGTTTTTGAATGCAAAAGGAGCTATGTTTCCACAACCGGAACTAAAAGCAAGATTAGCAGAGATAACATCTAAACCTCATGAATATGAGAATGCTCATTATCATGGAGAATTAGTATGGGATGATAAAGGTCAGTTAAAGTGGACACAAACCTCAGCACAAAAACTAGAAAGACAATACCCAATAGATAATAACAAAGAACGTCCAGGTATTATTGAAATTATAGAAATGCCTAAAAAAGATAATAATGGTAAAGTAATTACTAACCGTTATATACAAGGTACCGATACCTATGATGATGATGAATCTAAAACAACATCATTAGGATCTACATTTATAATGGATACATGGACAGAAAGAATTGTAGCAGAGTATACAGGCCGTAGAGGTACAAAAGATTTTTATGAAATATGTAGAAAACTAAATATCTTTTACGGAGCTATACATAACTACGAGCAGAATAAAAAAGGTTTATACACATATTACGATCAGAAAAATAGTACACATTTATTATGTGATACTCCTGAGTCTCTTAGAGATGTTGCAGATATAACAATATCTAAAGTAGGTAATAAGAGAAAAGGTACATATGCATCTAAACCAATTAATGCTTATGGATTAAGATTAATATTAGACTGGTTATTAACTCCAGCATATGGAGAAGCAGAAGATAGTGAAATATTAAATTTACATAAAATCAGAAATGAAGGTTTAATCCGTGAGTTAATGAACTTTAATACAGAAGGAAACTTTGATAGAGTTTCTGCGATGATTATGGTTATGATATTAAAAGAAGAAAGAGTAAAGTTTGTGGAAAGAAAACAACGTCAAAAAATAGCAACATTATTAGACGATGACTTCTTTTCCAGAAATTATGAACAAAGAATTCAAAAAGGCTTTGGATTCTAAAAATTAATTATGTATCTTTGTAAGACAATCTAAAAAAATGAGTATATATACAGACGCAGAGTTTCCTTCACAAAAGAAGAGTAAAGCTCAAAAGAATAAAGATTGGAGAAAGAAATGTGTAAATGGAGCTGAGCAATTAGCTCTATTTGCAGATGACGGTGTCCGATCTTCTTACAGAAATAAAAGAATCAATTACGATCTTTATTCTGATATCCTAGATCAAGATGATGTAGAAAAAATATGTAATCCTATGATGACACCAGGAATGGTAGCACCAGCAAAGATGCAAAATTATCCTATATGTAATCCAAAAATTGATCTTTTAGTAGGTGAAGCTATTAGTAGAAAATTTGACTGGAAAGTAAGAGTACTTAATGATGATGCTATCTCTGCAAAAGAGGAAGAATTATTAGAAAAGTTTACAGCACTTATGACTGCTCATATCTCTAATAAGTCAATCAGTGAAGAAAAGATGAAAGAGGAATTAGGAAAATTCCAACAGTGGAGTGATTACGAGTATCAAGATTTAAGAGAACGTACAGCAACACAGATATTAGAGTATTTAGACAAAGACTTGAGATTAGATCATATGTTTTCTCAAGGATTTAAAGATGCTTTGATTGGTGCAGAAGAAGTTTACCAAGCAGATATTATTGCAGGTGAACCTATTATAAGAAGAAGAAATCCTAAAAATGTTCATACAGTAAGGTCTGGAGAATCTAACAGAATAGAAGATTCAGATATTATTGCATTAGTAGGTTATAACTCACCGGGACAAATTATTGATGAGTTTCATGAGTATTTAACACCAACAGAAGTTGCAAGAATTGAAAGCGGCTTTACTACTAATGAGACAGAAAACAAAGGATTACATATTGGTAATAAACCAGATTTACCTATAGCAAATAACGATGGTGTTCTAATGAGTACATTGGCTAACGATGTAGGATATGGATCACAATTTGATGATAGTGGTAATATTAGAGTAACTCAAGTATTTTGGAAATCTTTACGTAAAGTTAAGAAAGTAAAATATTATGATGAAAACGGTGACGAACAATATGATATATTTGATGAGTCATATAAAATTAATAAAGACGCAGGTGAAGAAGAAACTATCCTTTGGATAAACGAATGGTGGGAAGGAACTAAACTAGGTGGAAACATCGGGGAAGGTGATGACCAAGCTATATACGTACGTATGAGACCAAAACCAATTCAGTTTAGATCAATGGAAAATCCTAGTAAATGTCACCCTGGTATTGTAGGTACAATCTATAATACTAATGACAACCGAGGAGTTTCTCTTATGGACCGTATGAAACCATATCAATATTTATACAATGTATTAGCTTATAATACTGAGTTATCTATTGCAAAGAATTATGGTAAGATTATGCGTATTGATATGGCAAGTATTCCTGAAAACTGGAAAGTTGATAAATGGATGAGCTTTGCACAAGGAATGAACGTAGCATTTTATGATTCATTTAAAGAAGGAAATAAAGGTGCATCTCAAGGTAAAATGGCTGGAACAATGAATGCTAGTGCTCCAGTAATTGACTTAGAGATGGGTAACACTATTCAGCTTTATATGAATATGATGAACTTCATTAAACAAGAACTTGGAGAAATTGCAGGTGTATCATCAGCTAGACAAGGACAAATACACAGTAGACAATCTGTAGGTAATACAGAAAGAGAAATGACACAGTCTTCTCATATTACTGAATATTGGTTCTTAGAGCATGAAGAAACAAAATTACGTGCATTAAATATATTACTTGAAACTGCTAAACATGCGTGGAGAGATAAAACAAATAAAAAAGTACAACATGTACTAGATGATGGTTCTACTATAATGTTTGATATTGATGTTGAACAATTTAGAGAATCAGAGTTTGGGTTGCAAATAACTAACGGTAGAAACTCTCATGAGATTTTACAAACAATGAAAAGTCTTGCACACGCTGGTATTCAGACTGGTGCAGTAAACTTCTCTCAATTGTTAGACATTTATTCTACATCTTCTACTGCTTCTATACGTAGAAAACTTGAAAGAGCAGAACGTGAGAAAATGGAAAGAGAACAAAAGAATCAAGAACGTCAACAAGAAATGCAACGTGAACAAAATATAGCAATGGCTAAGCAAGCAGAAGCAGCTAGAGAATTCCAACGTGAAGAATGGGATAGAAAAGATGCTACTAATGAAGCTAATAACGATACTAAAAAAGATATAGAACGTATGCGTCAAGATAATAAAGATGGACGTTACTATAAAGAAGGTTACTTTGATCAAGGATCTAAGAATGAACTAGAAAAGTTAAAGTTAGAAGCAGATAAAATTAAGTTAGCTCATAACCTTAAAGAAAAAGAATTGGCTGAGAAAAAACGGTCAAATAAGGCAAATGAGAAAATTAAAGCTAAAGCTAAGAGTAAGAAATAGAAACAAATACAGGAGTGATAGTTAATTTTAGCTATCACTTTTGTAATAAAAAAGATTACATTACGTAATTTATTAGGAATAATCAAAATAAATATATTATCTTTGTAATATATAGTAAACACCAAAATTTAAATAGAAGATGGAATTTGATGGCATAGACTTGGAAGACCTAGCTAATTCAGAATCTGCAATTATAGAAGGAGTTGCAGGTGAGATAGATGAGAAAGCAGGCACAAACGAAAAAGAAGAAACACCAGATAGCGAAGACGCTAAATTACCTACTGCAGATGCAGACGGTATTGATTTAGACCTTTTAGCAGAAGCTGGTGCAATTGATAATACTCCGGAAAGTACAACGGAAGAAGAAGGAACAGAAAATATTTCTAAAAAGGATTCAGCTGATAAAACAGTGGCTACTTCCTCTTCTCAGAATACGTTTACTTCCCTAGCCTCAGCCCTGAAAGAGGCTGGATCCTTTATAGATATAACTGATGAAGACTTAGAATCTATTACAGATGCTGACTCTTTATTAGTTATGTTTGAAAAACAGCTTAAGGCTAATGAGTTCTCTAATTTATCAGAAACTCAAAAAGAATATTTAGAAGCATTAGAACTAGGTGTACCGCATGAAACTTATGCAACAACTAAAAGTAATGCAGACCAGTATGAAAAAATTACTGACCAACACATTATTTCTAGACCTGAGTTAGGTAAAGAATTAATTAAGCGTAGCTTTTTGATAAAAGGCTTTGATGCTGCTAAAGCAGAAAAGTATGCTTCATTAGCTACAAAAGGAGATTCCTTTCAAGAGGATGCTGTGGACGCAAGAAACGCCCTAGTTGCCTACGAAAACAGTAAAATTGAGAAAGAAATAACTACCAGAAAGCAAGCAATCATTGATAATGAAAAAGCAGCGCAAGAAGCGTTAGCTAATTTAAAATCAACCGTGCTTGAGACTTCTGAGGTTATACCGGGTCTTAAAGTAAACTCAAAACAGAGAGAGAAGATATTTGCTTCTATGACTACGCCAACTAAAGTCACTGAAGATACTGCTCTAAACTCAGTTATGGAGAAATACGCTAATGACCTTGAGTATAAGATGAGATTACACGCACTTGATGTTGTTACCAAAGGCTTCACTGACTTTTCAAAGTTTACTAAAACTGCGAAAACAAGTGCAGCAAAAAAACTTGAAAAGCAATTAGCTCAACAAGGAATTATAACTGGTGGTAGCATGAAAGATGGCGGCGTAGTTAGTACATCGCAACTTGACATGAAAAACGCTTTAGACAACCTAAAGCTATAATCTTAATTTAAAAAAAACAAATAATGGCAACAAAATTATCTCCATTACAAATGACAGATGCGACGTCATGGAAAGGTTTGACTACTGAAAATCACTTAGGTGCAATTTGGTCAGCAGCTCCACAGAAAGTATCTGACATGATAATGACAGTACAACAAAATTACTTCGGTAATAACATTGACAGTGTTCTTGCTTCTTTCCCAACGTTAGAGTTTGATACTGATGATGACTTTACATGGGAGTTACAATCTCAAGGTTTAGATAACTGTGAATTAGTAGAATGTCGTATAGACGGAACTCCTATTACTGCAGCTGACGAGCCAGGGAAAAACGGAACTACTTTTGAATTAGTATTCCCTAAAAACTGGTTCTCTGATACAGAAAGAATAGTAGGTGAACTTAATGAAGTTTATCCTGTATTAATCATTGAAGAGCCTGTACGTGAAGGTATGAACTGGGTTTATACTTGTAGAATGGATTCTGGTGATCCAACTATGTCTCTTCCTTATGAAGAAGCTGTAGCTGGTAAGAAGTTCTCAGGTGAATTTTCTCCAGTAGAAAGAACAATGTCTAGAAAAGGACGTGAGATCAAATTTAAATCTCATATCTCAATGAGAAACTCTTTCTCTCAAATCCGTATCCAAAAGAAAACTCCTGGTAACTTAAGTAACCGTAAAATGGGATCTTTCTTCAAAGGTGAAGATGGGAAAATTGTTAAATTCTGGCAACACTATGAGTCTTTCATGTTTGACAATGCATTCCGTGAAGATATCAACAAACTACACATGTTTGGTACATCTAACAAGACTGCTGAAGGAAATTACTCAATTTCTGGTAAGTCTGGTTACAAGATTACTGAAGGTGCTGGTATCCGTCAACAAATGGAAGCAGCTAACTCTAGTTTCTACAATGTATTCTCTATAGAATCATTAGCTTCTAGATTATTAGATCTTTCAGAAGGAAAACTAAAAACAGACCAAAGAGGTTTTGTATTGAGAACTGGTGAGCGTGGTGCTTATGAATTCCACAAATCATTAGAGAAATTTTCTCAATTATTCACTCCACTTTTAAATACAGACAGAATGTATACTACTAAGTCTGGTATTTCTAAAATGGAATTAGGTTACGGAGGACAATTCGTAGAATTTAGAGGACCAAATAACACGCAAGTGAATTTATCTGTTGACTCTATGTACGATGACAGAAACCGTAACAAAATGTTACATCCAAATGGAGGTGTTGTAGAATCTTACAGATATGATATCCTTGATATCGGTACATCTGAAGGTGCTCCAAACATCCAAAAAGTTGGTGTTAAAGGACAACCAATCATCCACAAATACATCGCAGGTTTAAGAAATCCTTTCTCTCCTGATGGTGCAGTTTCTGCAATAGGAACAGCTGAGGATGCGTGGGAAGAGCATAAGTACTACTGTGGAGCAGCGATAGTTCGTGATCCATCTAGAACTGCAAGCTTTATCCATAACATGCAAGCAGTATAATTAGAATAATATTTATTATTATTTTAAATAATATGAAAAAAATAAGGGCCATCATTAGGTTGGTGGCTCTTTTTTTCGTATATTTGTAAAAGTAAACAATTAAATTAAATATAGAGAATGAGTAACGAGGCAAAAAAATGGGTAACACCATCAGGGAAAGTTCGTATTAAATTAATAGCTAAGGGAGTTAATTCTTTGATTACTGACCCAGCACATGAAGCTTATAATTTATTCGGTACATCTACTAGAGATTATCTAGTACCTGTAGACAGACAAGGGAATTTACACAACCCTTTTGAAAGTACAGCAGAAAAACTATGGTTAGAAAAAGAACTAGATTTAGATCTTAACTACCACAGAAATGAAAAGAACTACTTTCATACAGCTAGTGTATCATTGGGTAAATCAGATAAAAGAATAGATTTATCTAACCCAAAACAGTACTTAGAGTACATAATATTAAGAGCTAATAAACAATATGTTGCACCATCATTAGCAGCATCTACTAAGAAAGCAACTTATAAATATGTTATTGTAGCAGAGAACGCAGAGATTAAAGCTACTGCATCTAAAGCTAACCAACGTATTGAAGCTTATAAATTCTTAGGTAAGATTGAAGATGATAAACAAGCAATGTTAGACTTCTTAAAAGTATACGGAAAGAAAGTTTCTTCTGTATCTAAAATTGAATTTTTAGTTGGTGAAATTGAAAAAATCATTTCTGATGATTTAGAAGGTTTCTTAACAACAGCAAAAGATAAAGGTAATTACGAACTTAAATTAATTATTGCTAAAGGTGTTGAAGCTGGTGCAATAATGAAAGATAAAAGAAAGTATTACTTACCAGGAGGTGATGCATTATGTGGTGAAGGAGATATTCCTACGTTAGATAACGCAATACTTTATTTAACTAATAAAGCAAACCAAGACGTTTTAACTACTATTAAAGCTAGAATAAAAAACGCTAAAGATTAATAGATCATGACAAACACTGAAATGGAACAAGAGTTTTTAATACTCTATGATAAAGTTACAAACTTTGATGCTCCAGGATACACATCTTTAGAGATCAGTGTTTTTCTGACAAAAGCACAAGAGCGAGTAGTACTCAGACATATAAGGTCCCTAGGAAATAAATATAGGGAAAGTTTTGAAGAAACTGAGATACGCCGCAAAGAATTAAATGAGTTAGTACGGGCAGTAACAATAAATACTGCCTCTGCTACTCAAACAGGTGCCACAGAAAACGGTACCTTCTACGATTTACCGGCTGACTTTATGTTAGCTATTTCAGAGGAAATTACAACATCTTCCACTGATTCATGTAAAGATGGTAAAAGGCTTATGGTGAAACCGATAACACATGATGAGTTATCTATTAACCGTAAAAATCCATTTAAAAAGCCTAGCATAACTAGTTATGTGTGGAGATTAGATTTTTCAGGTGATAAGCACGAGCTTGTAACTGATCCAACTTTCTCTGTAGCAGAGTATCATTTACGATACTTGAAGACTTTGACCCCAATTGTTATTGGGTCTGGAACTGTTGATGGCGCGGCAGGTCCGTTAAACTGTGAGTTAAATTCTATTATGCACAAGCAAATAATTGACGAAGCAGTTAAGATAGCAACCGGGATCACTGATCCTGAAAAGTATCAGATTAAAACAATAGAGCAACAAACGGGCAATTAATTAATTAACGTTTAACAAACAAAAAAACAAAACAATGAGTACATTTTCACAAAAAGATCTACAATTGTTATTTATCGGTGGAGCAGCTACTAAAACAACTGGAGCTATTGACGCAATGAATGACGGTGAGATCGGTATCTTTACTCCAGCAGGAACACGTATAACTGAATCTTCTGCAGCTACAGCTGAGAAATTCATTATCGTTAAGAAAACTGCTAACGGAGGTGTTCCTTTAGTATCTCCAATAATCACTAAAGCTGATGTTACTTCAGCTAAACGTGTAGTTTCTGCAGCAGCTGCTGAACAAGTAACTACAATTGGTTATGATGGAACTAACGGAGCTATAGAAGCAATCAATGATAATGAGTACCACTTACGTATGTCTTTAAGACAAGGTTATGTTTCTAACCACGGTGGACTTTACATCAAACATGCTTTCTATAAATCTGACACAAGTGCTACGGCATTTGAAGTTGCAGCAGGTCTTGTAAAAGACGCTACTGCTAATGTATCTAAAGATGCAGAGCCATTTGCGATCTTTTCTTTACTTATGAACAATGCTGGTACATCAACTACTGGTACAACTGACGTAGTAAAAGGATCTAAAGTAGCTGTTGCTTCTGTACCTGGTGATTTTGAAGTAGGTGGTGTTCTTAGATTAGGAACTGCAACTTCATCTCCAGTTTACAAAGTAGTTGCTATTTCTGGTAACAACATTACATTAGACACAAAAGTTAACGAAGCTACTGCACAATACGGTATAGGTGCTGCTGAAGCTGTTTCTAAAACAAATTCTGAAGCTGCTGCTTACGGTATCAAGATCACTGGTCTTGCTGCATCTCACGTAACTGGTAAATTACATGCTGACTTAACACCTAATATCTTTGACGTATCTCTTGAGAACTTTGGAGCTGTTGTTCCTGTTCTTGCTACTGCAGCTTCTGCTGGTAACGGTACTGAGAAACAAGTTAAAGAATTAGAGTGGTTCTGTCAAGGTAATGAAGGTGATTTCTACAGAATGGGAGAGCCTAACTTGATTACACGTAGATCAGAAGCTTCTGGAGCTTATGACCTAATTGATATCAAAACTGTTGAAACTTATAAAGGATCAATAGTAAGCGGACCAATATCTAAAGAATTTACTTTAGCTATTCCTGCAACTGCACCTAACTACGCTATCGCCGGTACTGCTGACGATATTACAGACGTATTAGAGGTACTTTGCCTTGGATCTGCAACTGGTGATTTAGCTGTATCATAAGCTAAACACATATATATTAACCCAAAGGGGAGGATTGATTTTTCTTTCCTCCCTTTTTTTATCTTATAAAAAATGGCAGTAGATACTTTAACACCTAACTTCAGAGTATGTTGGGAAGACGACTGTAAAACTATAAAAGTTTACGATACTACAGGTGCTCATTCACCAGCCAACACTGGAGGATGGGGAGCTGCAAACATTACTGCTTCGGCAGCAACAAGGGCTATGTTTTATTATACAAAGCCAGGTGAAACAACCGCAACGGAATTAGACAAAACAACTATAGTTAACTTACAAACACCTGTAGGAGGTGAATTTGTTTTAGCGACTATAACTTTAGATACTGCAAAAGATGGCGATTGGACATTTGAATATAAAGTGTTTGATGGTGCAGAAGTTGTAATTAGAAAATATACAGTAACATCACTATGCGTAGTAAGATGTTGCGTAGATAAACTTTGGGCTAAAGCAGCTTCAGGATTAATGTCTGAAGATTGTAACTGTATAGATGATAAAACATCTTATACTAGTAGAGCTTTAGTTGCAGAGGCTACTTATAGAGCAATTATAAGTGGTACTTCTTGTGATAATACAAACGCAAGAACAGCTTTATTAGAAAAGCTGCAAAGAATTTGTAAATTAGAAAACTGTAATTGTTAAAAAAATGAGTACATGTAATGATGGATGTTTAGATACATCAGCGATAACAATACCTACTGGAGCTACTGGTGCAACCGGAGCAACAGGAGCGGCCGGTGCTACAGGACCAACAGGACCTACGGGACCTACGGGACCTGCAGGGCCAACTGGACCAGCCGGAGCTAATGGTACAAACGGTACAAATGGTACCAATTCAACTGTAGCTACAATCTTATTTAATGGATTAGTAGAAGATACAGTGTCAAGAGTAACTGACGGAGCAGATTATTTTACGTTACCGTCTACAATTACTATCCCAACTATGGTAGATGGTGATACAATTAAAATTATAGCATCTTATGCTAGAACTGTAGCACCTACAGCAGGACCAGCTGCAGGATTTATGCCTTACATAAGTTTTAATGGGGTTGGTACAATGTATATGCCAGAAAAAACACAAGCAGCAGGAGCAGAGTCATTTAACGGTGATTTTCCATCTGTTGATAAAACAGCAGCATTTTATACTTTAGAAGTAGAAGTTCAACGAATTAATGCTACAACAGCATTTTATAGATATGTAGGAAATAGAATGGATGCTTATGGTATGGCAACACAACAAGATCACTATTTTAAGAAACATAGTGTGACTTGGTCAGCAGCAAGTACATTAGGTATGTCTGCGTTTGTTAATGCAGGTGGATCTGTGCAATTAGTACATTTATCTGTTATACATAATTAATATTTAATAAAATGACAACAACAGCGACAAGAGAAAAGATTATCCAAGACTTGCAGTGTAAACATGCAGATTGGTTAATTAAATATGATAAAGAATTATCATATGGTGGTGGAGGTCTCTGTGCGCAACAATGGGTAGACCGTAATTTATTGATTAGTAATTTAATAGAAGTAGTATACAGATATCAACCATATTCTGATTTTGTTACTTCAATAAATACTAATCAATTATACATTGTTAGTTCTACCGGCCCAACTGTTAGTGTTCCTTATACATATAATCTGTATGCTAGTATTGCGTCTCCAACGTATTTATTAGGGTCAGTAAACATGACAGGAACATTAATTCAACTAATTGAAGCAATTGTAGCTGCTGTAAATACAAATACAGCAACTCACGGGTTTTATGCAGTACCAAGAACACATCCTTCTAATCCATTATTTGAAGGAGTAGACATCTATAACCTAGGATTTAAATATCCTTATGAAGTTGTAGTAACTACTGAAACAGGATGTACTACTACAATTACCCAAGTAGCTAATGATTTAGATTTTTCAACAGTAGGGAAATATTTAGATACTAAAAACTGTCTTACATATGATGAGATAGCAAAAATAGTATGCCAATTACGAGATTTATTAAAAGATTGTAATTGTTAATGCACAAAAGAGAAGACACATGGATACAAAAAAGATCAATCAAATTCTAATTTTAATTTGCTTAATTTTATTATTTATTGTATCTTTACAACGGTGTAATAATTCTCCGCTACAGGATGAAATTATTAGTACCACTACAGTTGTAGATACTACCCGCGTAACACATATTGATACTATACCTTTTTATAATATCATAGATAGTGTACGTTGGGTAGATCTTCCTGTTATTTCAGAAACAGTTAATACAGATAGTACTGAGTTTACTTATACTACTGAAGTATCTGATTCTTTAATAGATGGTAAGATCAATACAGTAGTTACAAATGAAGGCGAATTAGTAAATCAAGGATTTACATATTTACCAAAGTTTCCTAAATATATTATAAAAACAGATTCTATATTTGTTAATAAGGAAACAACAACATTAATTAAAAGACCTGAATGGCAAATATATGGAGGTGTAATGGTAAGTCCAGTACAGAATTTTTCTGTTATTGGTTCTATAGGGCTTAAGACTAAAAAGGATACTTATTATGAACTAGGATATGACCCCATTAATAAAAATATATTTGGCGGGGTTAAGTTTAAACTTTTTAAATCTAAGAAATAATGGGAAAATTTTCTACACACGTTCTACCTATTTTAAAAAGAGCTAGAGACGCAGAATTTTTAGTATCAGAAACTAAAGGAAGTAAATTTAGAATTAACGCACAAAGATTAACCGATGCTATTACTGGCTATTATGGTTTATTAACTGAATTTTATTATGGTGGTAATGCTACAACTACAACAATTACCGAAGCAGATATTAATAATTGGGTAGATGTTAATATAGATATTTATCAAGGACCAGAATTAAATGCTGGTTTATTTGATCGTAGACCTCCAGTAATGAAAGATGCTAGAGATAAAGGACATGACGGAACTGGACAAACAGGTTCTCCTATTGTATTTCATCTAGAAGGACTAACTACTCATGCCTTTGCTAACTTTAGAGCATCTATGTCTTTTAATCCTGAAGAAGATGAATCTCAATTAGAAAGTAGATTATTATTTAACCGACATTCTGGAACTACTCCTTCTGGAGATTTTGCTATTGAAGAAGTATCTTTATCTATGCAAAATGGGGCAGATATAGAGTATGTGTCTGAACCTATGTTATCTTTTTTTGTTGGTGATACTATTGATACAAATCACCCACATGATGCAGGGAAATGTAGATTTCAAATAAAATGTAATGTTCCTGGTACATTAAGTATTAGAGCTTTAACTTGGTATATTAATAAATAATAAAAAAGAAAATGGGAAAAGTAAAAATATACGGAGATATTAATAGTGGAGAAATTTTCTTTGAAGGTTCAGTAGTAGAACCTAAAGCATTAGGGACAGTAGAAGCCTCTTTAAAAAGTGATGAAGATAGAATAGTAATAGTTAGAAATGATAAATTTAAATCTGACGGAGTTACTAAAAGACCTTTATTTAAAAGAATGAATCCTACAAGGGTTAAAAATAAAGATGGAGAATTATTAGTTGCTACATTAGGATATAGTACAGCACAAGTTATTACTTATATTAATGAACAAGCTAATTTAGTAGGATCTACCGGAACTTCTACAGCTATTAGTACAACCGCATTTGATTTTAAATTAGATGTTAGAAATAATACAATATTAGTCTCTACTGGAGATTATTTTAATGTAAATGGAATTAAAGCTGTTTTAGCTAATGATAATACATTAACATTAAGATCAGAATACGGATCTAAAGATTATTATGTAAATATTAATCTAGCAAATGTAACTATTAATAGCGCAGCTTTAACTGGTACAAATGCAAATAAAATTAATCAATTAAACGCATTGTTTGCACAATCTGGTACATCTACAGGAGATCTTCCTGTTATTACATCTAGTACTACGGTAACTATGACCAAAGGTGATACATTAAATTATGAGTTAACAGCAACTAATGGTGTAGGATATGAGTGGACAGGTTTACCTTCTGGTATAACTCAAGTAAATGGTAATTTACGAAAGTTAATAGGAGGTGCTAGTTTAGCTGCCGGTACTTATACGTTTACAGCAAAGGCTATTAACTATAATGGTGCAGATACAGAAACAATTACATTAACAGTAAATGAACCCGCTTTTGCTAATACTAAATCTATTCTATGTGAACAATCAGATTACTTAGGTGCAAATGCAGCAGTATATCCAGAATTTGAACGTAGTGGTAATGGCTCAGGTTCTTCTGATGCTTGGTCTATTGCGTTATGGTATAAAGCAAATACAAATAATAATGGACAAGTAATCTTCTATTATGGAGGTAATGATACTGTAAATGAAGGACATTTTGAATTACGTCAAACTAATTTAAATAATGATACTGGAGATCACAAACGATTAAGATTACGATATGGAAGGAATACTAATTATATTCAAATGTCAACGCCGGCAGACTCATTAGTAGCAGGCACATGGAAACACATATTAGTAACTTATGATGGTGGAACTACAGGAGTAGCTTCTGGAAGTGTATCTGACTACTATTCTAGATTTAAAATCTATATAGACGGTACGTTACAAACAACAAGTGATTCTCATAATAACTATGGATATAATGGCGGTATTACAGGAGAAAATTGTAGAATTGGAAAATTAGTTTCTGGTAATACTTTAAGAGGAGCTAAAGTAGATGAGTTTGCTATTTGGGATAAAGATGTCTCATCTAATATAGCAAATATTTATAATTCTGGTGATGCTCATGACCTAATGTTATTAGGTACAAATAATACCCCAATAAAATGGTTTAGAATGGGAGATGGAGAAAACGATAGTTATCCTAATATTCGTAACTCTGCTGATGCAAGTGATACAACATCTGTAATGGTAATGTATAATCAAACTTCAGCAAATATAGTTACTGATGCTCCTGCTCCATAAAAATAAATAAAGCTCCTATCTACAAAGGTAGGGGCTTTTATATAAAGAAAAGATTGGATTTGTCAATAATTTTTCTTATATTTGTAAAATAAATAATAACCCACACACAATTTAAAAATTTAATAACATGAGTGAAGAAACAAGAAGATTACAAAAAATCTCTGCATCTAGAGGTGTTGTAATCGTAAATGATACTAATGCAGTATCTAGAACCTTTGACGCAGTAATGGCATTAGAAGATACAGTTATTGCTTCCTTAACAGTAGGAGGTACTAATGTACGAGCTAATTACATTACTACACCCGCTACAGCAATAAAGGCTGGAGCTTTAATTACAGGACATAATGGTGATACATTTGATGGAATCACATTAACAAGTGGATCTGTTTCAATAATACTATAAAACAAAAACTATGTACGGATATTATAATAACGCCTACTTCTTAAAGAAGTCAATGTTAGGCGGTGCAGTAGATTATACTGCCCAAGCTACTACGTTGGTTAGTGATTTCCAAACTAGAGTTGCAACAGCTAGTGGTACATTTGAAGACACATCTACATTAATTTCTAGTTTAGCTACTTGGTTAGGTGACGGTACATATGCCGCGGCTGATTTTATAGTTACTCCAAATGCATTTAACTTTGCGACTATATATGCACTTTTTCCACTGGATGCTACAAGAGATTTAGGGAGCGTAAGATCTACAACAGCTACTAGAGTTAATTCTAGTGGATTAATAGAAACTGTAGCTGTATTTATACCTAGAATAGATTATGGTGGAGGCACAGCAGTAATATTAAACGAAGCAGCATCTACTAATTTATTATTACATTCGCAAGATTTTGATAATACTTATTGGAAGAAAAACAGTTCAACTGTAACCGCAAATACAACTGTAGCTCCTGACGGAACAACAACAGCAGAAACGTTTGCATTAGGTGGAACTGATTTAGCCCGTGTATTTAGAAATAATACCACAACAGGTGGAAGTTCTGATACTACGTTTTCAATTTGGTTAAAAGGAACAGCTGGACAGACAGTTACACTAGAATGTGGGTCTGCATCTTCAGTTATTACTTTAACGGCTGATTGGGTTAGACATAGTTTAACTAATACAACTCATACTACAGCAACAACTGTAAGGGTAATTAATAGAGCTACTAACGGTAATAATGCAACTGACTTATATGCATGGGGTGCTCAATTAGAGCAAACATCTGCAGCTACAAGTTATATTGCAACTACATCTGCCCAAGTTACAAGAGCAGCCGATAATATACAGAAAGCTGGATTACCAGGAACAGGTAGTATTGTAGAAACATTTGAAGATGGGACAACTAATACAATTAATAATCCAAATACGTATTTTATGTCTCTAGGAAGAATTAAACACGTAATATATACCGCTTAATATGAATATCTACAAATTATCATACGACACTAGAAAAAAAGCTCTAAAAGATTTAGTAAAGAAAAAAGTTTACAATAAATCTTTATTAGGAAAATATTCTAAAGCAGACGGTATTGACACCGTTGTAGAATTAGGTAAGGTAGAGTCTGTAGAAGCTACTTACGATGAAAACGATATTGAACTTACACCAGCGGAATATTTTCCTGGTTATGGCTTTGATATCTTAACTACCAAAACAATAGATTTTGGAGAAAATGAAATAAACCCAGAAGATCCTAAGCATAAGTTTGCCGGGATTGAGTAATACACATTAATATGATTAACCGAATTTTACAAGCAGGCGTAGGGGAAGGAACATCAGACATAATGACTATTCTAATTACTATAATTGGAACAGTGGGTGCCGGAGGAGCAGTAAAATTGGTACAGCTTATCCTTCAATATAGAAAGGAAATGAAAGCAGCTGAAACTGCTCCACTAGATGAATATAGAGAAAGTCTAAAGTTACGTATAGAAAGTCTAGAAGAATTAGTAGTAACACTAAGACTTCATATAGAAGAGCTAATTAAAATGTACTCAGAAAAGATCTTAGTACTATCCACAGAAAATGCTACCTTAGTTGCAAAATTAGAAGCAGCGTTAGAAGATTTAGCATTATTACGTGAAGAGTTAAAAAACTTAACTAAAAAATAAGAATAAAGTGATGAACAAAGTGATGAAATTTTTAGCAAAAAAGCCCAAAGTTAGTTTAGCAGAATTTACAGAAGCAATTAAAGCTGCAAATGAAGCTCCAGAAAAACTGGACAAATTAGAGAAACAAATCAAAGATTTAGAAGAGAGTATTCTAAAGACTATTGAAGAGAATTGCTCTAAGCTTTTAAAATAAATTAAAAAAAATTGGTGTCAACCATGGTTTTAGTCAATATTTTTTGTATCTTTGTAAAAGAAGGAATAAGAAGTATTACGTATTAGTATTCAGAGGAGATATTAGTACAGATTATTTGTACCCTAAATTTGGGTATTTAACTAGATATGTTGATAGGGAACATATCATTATTTAAAACAATATGACTAAAGAGGCACTAAAAAAGTTTTTAATAAAGAAACCAGGTTACATTAAATCTGGTGCACCTAAAATTTCAAGATTATTTGATGTATCAATCAAATTAGCAAAAGAAGCTCGTAGAGCAGCAATTGCAGAAATGAATGATACAGAACCAATAGCAACACAAGATGCGTTATTTAAAGAGTTCTTAGAGTGGAAAAAGAATGCAAATCCGTTTAGAAAAGTCCCTACAGAAAGACTACCTAAACCATTTACAGGAGGAAATCCTGATAATGTACTAGTAATAGGAGATTTACATGAACCATTTTGTTTAAAAGAATATTTAAAATTTTGTAGAGAAATACAAGAAAGAGATAATTGCGGAACAGTAGTGTTTATTGGAGATGTGATTGATAATCACTATAGTTCATATCATGAGTCAGAAATGCAAACCTTTGGTCCAAATGAAGAATTTGAGGTTGCAAAAGCAAAATTACAACGTTGGTATAAGGTATTCCCTGAAGCTTACGTTACAATAGGTAACCATGATAGAATGGTACACCGTAAAGCAAAATCAGCTGGTATAGCAGATCAATGGGTTATAGATTACTCAACTGCTTTAAATACTCCAGGATGGAAATTTGTACACGAAGTAGATATATGCGGAGTGAACTATAACCATGGTGAAGGAGGTACAGCAAGAAGTAGAATGAAAAATGAACTTTGTCCTCAAGTACAAGGTCACTTACATTCACAGTTTTACATTGACTATTCTGTAGGAAGCCAACATAAAATATTTGGAATGCAAGTAGGTTGTGGTATAGACAGAACCGCATTTGCATTTGCATATGGTAAAAACGGTCCTAAACCAGTTATAGGTTGTGGGACAGTAACTAATAAAGGAAAACTTCCATGTTTATACCCAATGGAATTAAATTAATTAAAGAGATAAAATACAGGATGTGGGGTTCTGGAGAGGAGGGGTGCGTCTGAGTGCTCCTCCATTTCTCGTTTTATAATACCAACATTAAATGGCAACCTTTAACGAAATAAGTTATGATATCCTAGAGATATTAAAAAACAATCAAATTAGTGATGATACAGATATTAGCTTAGAGCATATCTTATATCACGTAAACAATCAACGAGCACTTTTCTTAAGAAATGAGTATAATAAACCAGGTCGTAAAATAGATCCACATCTAATATCAGACTTAGGTTGTTTAAAACTTATTGAAGTAGATGCTGCAGAATGTTGTTCTGTAGATATTGGTTGTATAGCTCTAAGAACAGAGAAAAAATTACCTGCATTATTAGAACTACATAGTGGACCAGCAATACAAAGAGTAGGCCCAGTAAATAAATTGGATACACCATACTCCGTAACAACAGGAACAGTATCTAGTTTTAGAAAATACAATAAATATACAGGTAACGATATTCAAGCAGTGTATTTAAATGATTATATCTATATCATTGCTTCTACACCGGCTGATCAAGGTATTCAGTATATTAATGCAAGAGTAATTGCAGCTGATCCATCAGATTTATTAGATTATAGATGTGATTCAACTAGTACACCATGTTTTAGTTTTGATGATCAATATCCAATAAATAACTGGATGATTCCTTATATTAAGGAACAAATATTAAAACAATTTGGAATGAGTTTACAAATTCCAAAAGATGACGATAACAACGCAAAAGATAACATTAGTAAATAACGCTTATGGCTAAGAGGAAAGGGAAACAATCTGAGAAATATAAAGCGCATATTAAAAGTGCTGAGTTTTATCATCACTATAGTATAATGCACTTTAAAGGACATGACAAAAAAAGAAACAGAGTCCTTATAGATAGAGACAGCGCATTTTATGTAGACTACTCTACTTACTGCAAAGTAATAGATTCTTTTAATAAACAACTAAGAGATGAAATACTTTATAATTCATTTGACTTTAATATGCCATATAGACTTGGTTTATTAGGTATACGTAAAAAGAAACTAACACCTTGGATAAATAAAGAAGGAGAGTTAGTAAATCCGTTACCAATAGATTGGAAAGCCACTATGGACTTATGGGAAGTTGATGAAGAAGCAAAACGTCTTAAGAAACGTGTAAGACACTATAATGAACATACAAAGGGTTTTATCGCCCAGTGGTATTATTCAACTACCAAAGCTACTTATCAATGGAAGAGTGCTTACTCTTTTATACCATGTAGAACAGCTAAATTAGATTTGAGTAAGATACTAAAAGATGAAGACAGTAAAATTGATTATTACTTACTTTAAAATAAAATAATGCTTGGAAACGGAAAATATGTATCTATAGAACCAGTACTTGCAAAAGTATACCGGGATATGGGTATGACAGATGGTCTAGATATTACAGACGCAATTGAGTGGGCAGGTGAAGCTATGGAATTCATAGGTGCAACTGTTTTCTTAGATGAAAAAGTAAGATCTTTAGACGTAGTAAATTATAAAACCAAATTACCAGTAGAACTACACTACATTAATACTGTAGCTGGAGTAGATATGAAAATAGATAAAGACGAGTGTGATACTAAAAACATATCTTATAAAGCTATGCGTTACACAACAGATTCTTATCATCACTGGAGATGTGGTTTTTCAGAAGATTCAGATTGTGATTCTGATTTGACTTACACAGTTAATGATGATTATTTATTTCCTAATTTCTCTGAAGGAAAAGTTTTAGTATCTTATATGGCTATGCCAGTAGATGATAGAGGTTATCCAAAGATACCAGACGATGTTAAATTTAAAGAAGCAGTAGCTTCTCACATTAAATGGAGATTAGGTTTTATTAAATGGATGTCAGGAAAAATGCCTGGAGCAGTGTATCAAAAACTAGAACAAGATAGAGATTGGTATATTGGAGCAGCTCAATCTAGAGATAAAATGCCTTCAGTAGATATGGCAGAATCAATTAAAAATAATTGGCTGAGATTAATCCCTAAGATTAACCAGCACGGAGATGGACATAAGTCTGCAGGAGAAGCAGAAAAAAGAAATACACTTAACTCATAGTTATGGAAGGAAAACAAGGATACCTTAAAGGGATGAATCAAGATAGTTCTTACTCTAAACGAGATAATAACTCTTACTATTCTGCAACGAATTTTAAAGTTGTTACTGATGGAGGTTCATCTTCTGGATCATTGGAGACAGAAAAGGGAAATAAAATATCATTTAAATTACCAAATGTAAGCGAAATGACGTTAACAGATGGTACAATTATACCGGCTCAACATGATTTACACATTATTGGGTCAACAACGTTAGTTGATGAAATTATTATTTTTTCAACTAATGAGACATCACCTACTCCTAATGGATATGGGCAAATTTGGGTATGTAAATATGATGAGGCTACAGATACTATTATAGGTATAGATGCTGTTACAAATGAATTAGTAGCAAGTTCACATTTAATTTATAATCAAAAACTTAGTTTTTCTACAGACTACCGTATAGGTAGAGCTATTGCTTTATTTGAAACGGAAGAAAAGAAACGTGTATATTGGACAGATAATTATAATCAAGTTAGAGTTTTTAATTTAGCAGATCCTAATAGTTTTGATGTACCAGTAGCAACAGTTGATTTGTTTCCAGGAGTATCATTAGCACAACCAACAGTAACAGGAGTTATTAATGGTAGTATTACGTCTGGTACACAAATAGCAGTAACATATAGATTACTTAAGGCAAGTGGTGGAGAAACAGGCTATGCGCCTCCAACACCAATGTACCCACTAAATCAATCATCTACAGATGCTTTTTCATATTCTTCTTTTGCAGGAGGTGGAACTAGTGCAAGTAGAGGATTATCTTATTCTATTACTGGTTTAGATACTACATATGAAGCGGTTCAGCATATTGCAATACTTTATAATGCAGATGGTACGTTAGCTAATATATGGCAGTTTAAAGAAGAAGGTATTCCAAGTAATGGATATGTAGAAGTAGCTGTAACAGAATTAAATGAGACTGTAGCTACTATTATTCCATTAGAAGAGTATGCAATAATTAATAAGGGTTTTGATACTGCTAAAGATATTGAAGTACAAGGAAATAGATTAATAGCAGCAAACATTGGTACTAAAGATTTTGCTTTAGATGAATGGGATGCACGAGCTTATAGATTTAATGCACCAGGAGGACAGTATACTCCAGTAAGTCCAGTACAAGATGCACCGTCAACAACTGGTTTCCCAGTTGCTTTATTACAAGACTCAACGGATAATACGCAAGATGTAGTATTACTAGGTGGAACGGCTACTCCAGATTGGGATTCTGTTCCAGAAAAACATGATGCTATTAATATTCATAACGACGAAGCAAACGCAGATTGGTTTACGGCAGATCAAACTTATAAATATCAAAAAGATGGTTCAACATTAGGAGGGTCTGGAAAATTTGTTAGTTATAAATTTGTAACACAAGGAGTTAGTGGCCATACATGGCGGCTAGGTTTAGGTACAACAACTGCTCCGGAGCACTATACTCCTCAATATTTTGATTATGGTACTGCGCCACTTTATTCTGGAGCTTTAGAAGCAGATGGAAGTTTAAAACCAATCTATAGAGAAAACCAAACAGATACAATGTCTGCGCCGTGGGCACATGCAAATTTTTCTGGTTACTCTAGAGGAGAAACTTATAGATTTGCTGTTGTTCTTTATGATAAAAAAGGAACAGTAGGATTTGTAAAATGGATAGGAGATATTAGATTTCCCGACGCAAGAGATAAGGGAGGTGCTTTTAATATCTATACATCCGTATTAACTGAAGCTACATATGGTACTGTATATTTACAACAATTAGGGATTGAGTTTACCGTAGATGTAAGTACGATTGCTGATAAAATTAGTGGTTACTCTATAGTAAGATTAGAAAGAACTACAGCAAATAAGAAAAACCTAGGTAGTGGAATACATATGTTCTATGATGCAATGCAAGAAGATTATTCTAATACTATAATGCATAGCTGGTATATAAGCGGTTTAGGTTTAGGTAGTGGGAATCCTGCTAATGATCCTTTTGAAATGAGTTGTAGAGTACATCTTGATGGAAGTAATGATAATGTATTAATGCATTTACATGATAAAATTGATATTTCTGCTTATGGTTATCTTACACCAAAGTGGAGACGAATGGGATATTTGATTAGTCCATTAGGACAAGTAGATCAATCTTATGGTTATAAAGCAGGAGATTATATAGAACATATTTGTCACGCGGGAGCTTATGCAACAACCTATTTAGAAAATCCAGGAGGTCCTGGTGGTGCCGGAGGAGACTCACAAACAGGAGTTTATTATAAAATTTTTAGCTCCCAAGATATAGCAGCGTATGAAAACGCGGTAACAGATAGAGTAGAAGTAAAATATGGTCAAATACTAAGACCAGGAGAAATTATAAGAGCTCCACATCCATTATTACCGTCTTTGAATCCAGTACCTATTACTTATGATCTTGCTGGTAATGGGCAAGATAATAATCCTGGAGTACATAATAGTTCTTATAGTAGACATAATACTACTTTTACTGGTGGAAGTAAAGAGTTACATCCATTAGGAATAGGAAATACTAAACTATTTTATCAACTAAATACTGAAGAAATACCTGGGTCAGGAATAACAACTACTACTCCACATATGGCTACCGCTGCACATAGTGGAGCATTTTGGTTTAATGGAACTAGGAATTACCGTAATCAATCAGGAGGACCTGGACTACTTAATGGGGTACTAGTAGACTTTGCTGGTAACAAGTACAGTAATGCGCCTATGGTAGGAAAATTAGTTAGTTATAGAAGATACTTAGAAAATCAGTATGGTGGTAATAGTTATGAAAGTAGAAGTACAAATGAGTACTTATACATAGGGCATTTTCAAATGACTAAAGATTTACCGGCTGCTAATAATTTAAGTACTAAAGTATTTGGTGGAGATACATATGTAAACTATTATGACTCTGAACAGATAGAAGCTTATAATGATGATGCAATGCCTATTCATACAAATTACAAGCCTCAAGATACCAACAGGTTATCAGTAGCAGTTTGTGTACCATGTGAATCTAGTGTCAACACAGAAATGCGAACAGGAAACGTATGGCGTAGAAATAGAACAGACTTTACTTCTTATTCACAAAATAACAATTCTATTTATGCTGGTTGGATGGGAGAAGATAGAGTACAAAAAAAGTACTTTGCAGAAGACTTTTTAAGTCAGTTTGTAGAAAATCATCCTAACCAATTATGGGCTTCTGATACTAAACTAAATGGTGAGTTATTTGATTCTTGGCGTAGATTTCCAATTGCTAATAAAACAGAGGTAGATGGAATATACGGACCTATAAATAGAATCTTATCATTTAAAGATAACTTAATGTACTATCAAGATAGAGCATTTGGTATTGCTTCTTTAGATGAACGTAGTGTAATTAATGATCAATCAGGTCAATCATTAGTATTAGGTGAAGGAGGTGTATTCCCGGATTATAGATATTTATCTACAAAGACCGGAACAATACATCAGTTTTCAGTAGTACCTACAGATTCAGCTGTGTATCATTATGATGCAAGACAAAAGAAGTTTATGAAATATGCTGGTGGCGTACAACCAATATCAGATTTAAAAGGATTAAACAGTTGGTTTGCCGCTAATATGAATGGTAGTTTAAGTAATGTAGATAAAACACTAAGAGCAAATGGATTAAGTATACCTTTAGGAGTACATGGGGTATATGATCAACGATATAATAGAGTGTTGTATACATTCTTAAATGATAACAAAGTTTATCCAGTAAACTATTGGGTAAATCCTAATGCATCTTTTGGAAGTGGTTTAGGTAGTGATAATTATTATGTTATACCTGCTGGTTCATTTACAATGAGTAATGGTACAGTTTATTATAATGCAACAGAACAAACAGTACCTGTATCTCAACCACAAGCAGAACCAGATTTTTTTGATCCAGATAAATTTGAACCAAAATCTGCACCTAATATAACATTAAGTTATAATGAAATGTTAGGGGCTTTTGAAAGTTTTTATGATTATCATCCAAAAATGTATTTAGAATATGGTAGACGTTTGTTTTCTGTAGATCCTAATAATCCTAATGCTTTGTATCAACATAATGCTGGTACACCTGGTGAGTTTTATGGAATAAAATCAACGTCAGAGTTACATACTATCTTTACGCAACCGGCAGATGTAAATAAAATATGGAATAACATAGCATTTGTTAATGAAGCATATGATGCTAATGGTAATGATCTGTATAACGAAACATTTGATACTATGCAGTTTAAAAACAATTATCAAGACACTGGTGAAATAACTATTACGTCAGATAATATGAAACGACGCATGAGAACATGGAGAGCAGCAATACCTAGAGAGACTGATAAAGAGTTATCTAGAATGCGTAATCCATGGTTAGAGATGATTTTGAAATATAACAATGATAGTGGAATTAGAAAAGTAATACATGATGTCATTTATTCATTTACACCAACAAAGCTATAACATTACGTAAAATAATAAGTTTTATTACACAATAAAATAAGTTTAAAAATAAAAGGGAATATCTTTGGATGTTTCCTTTTTTTTATTTATCTTTGTACTTATTCAGTACAAAGTTAGACATAACCAAATATATTATGAAAAAAAATAAAAAAAATGTTTCAAAGAAGATGCCTAAGAACGTTAAGGGTTCTATGCCATATTTCTTAATAAACAGCGCAGGAGAGTTTATAGAAGTAGACTCTAGCGGTAAAAGAATTAACCTAGGTGGTAAAAAGAAATTTGCAATGGGTGGATCTACCATTGGTGGTCCAGTTACGGATGAGCCTGGTGCAGGTATGAATCTTGACGCAATAAGCGGCGCAGGTGGAACAGGCGGAGGTGGAGAAGCAAGCAGTACAAGTTCTGCTAAAACAGCTTCCGCTATAAGTTCAGGAGCTTCATTTGCAGGTGATACAGCAGCCTCATTTCTTGATGCAACTGAAGAAAAAAATGAAGTTAATGCAACTAATGAAACTTGGAGTGGAGCGCTTTCAGGTGCAGGTACAGGAGCTGGAGCAGGTGCAACGATTGGTAGTGCGTTTGGTCCAATAGGAACAGTAGTTGGTGGTGCTGCAGGTGCAATCATTGGTGGTGTAACTGGAGGGTTATCTGCAAACAAAGAAGCACAAGAGAAAAAAGAAGAAGTTACAGCTTATAATGCAGCTATAACAGAAGCAAGAGGTATGAATTATGATCCTACTTCTATAGGTGCTTTTAAAGCTTATGGTGGAACTTTACCAAGATTTGCAGAGGGTGGAGATATATTAGCAGATATTTCTGATAATATTACAGATCCTGACCAAGTAAATCCTGCTGACACAGTCTTAGATGAAGTCAGTGTTATGGCACAGAAAAATGATCCTAATGCTCTAGTAACAGGTAACGCGATTACAGATAGGATGAATGTACTATACAACGAGTCTCGTGACTCAATAAGTGACGCAAATTTACATAAAGCAAGTGCAGCAGAAATTCAAAGTTTTCATACAGATAGACATAATAATCTTGTTACAAATATTACATCCGCAAAAGAGTATTTAGGTAGAAACAGAGCAAATATGTCTGCAGATCAAATTGCTGAAGCAGAAAACGAGATTAATAATTATACAGCAGAGTTAATTATGGCTGATAAGTTTATTAATGACCAGAGTTTAATGGTAGGAGAGTCCGGAAATTCTTGGGATAACAACTATAGTAAGCCAAGTCTAACTCAAGCAGAATTAAATAGATATAGAAGTATTGGTGATACAACAGCTACACCAACACCTCGTTCAGGTCCACAATTTGGAACACAACAATATAAACATGCAACTACAGGAAAATTATTAGACGCAGATGAGTATGGTACTTATGAAGGTTTTGCTGGTAAAGAAATGAATACTCTCACACGAATGGCTAATACTAAAGCAGAAAGAGAGAAAAGAGCAGCTCAAATGGCACAAAGCCAATCAAATATAGAGTTATTAAAAACAGCAAGTGAAGAAGATAAAGCGGCGGCTAGAGCAGAGGGGGTATCTATATCAAAGTATTATAGAGATCACGGAATTACTCCTACTCCTGAAAGTGAGTTCCAAAAAATCTCTTTACCTACAATGGGTAATGGAGGTCTTTTAGAACAATATGCTGCTGGAGGAGATTTTTCTTTAGCAGGTAAACCAACAGAATATAATGGTAATACTCATGCAGAAGGTGGAATTGCTTTAGGAAATACTGCTGAAGTAGAAGATGGAGAAATAAGAGTAGGGGATTACATTTTTTCTGATCAGTTAATAACAGATAAAGGAAATACATTTGCAACCGCTGCAAAAAAGATTACAGATAAATTTTCAGAATATGAAAATGATGGTCCTGCAATGAGGACACAACAAAGAGAGCTTGAAGACTTAAAATTTCAAAATGATCAAGCAAGGTTAGTAAAACAACAAGCAGATGCTCAACAACAACGAACATTAGCAGATGGATTTGCTGCATATGGTGGTCAGATTAATAAAGATTCTAAAGGTAGATACGTGATAGATAAAAATGATCGTATGAATATTAGACAATCTGCTAAAGATGCAGGAATGAGTTATACTAAATATGTAGATGAAGTTTATGCTTATGGAGGTCAAATGGGTAATCAAAATCCAATGACTAATCAAAATCCAATGCCTAACCAAAATCAAATGGCTAATCAAAACCCACAAAGTTTTCAGCCACATATGATGCATAAAAATGGACAACAAGTATTTGCTAATACATATGATCAACATTTAAATTTACAAAACCAAGGATACCAACATATGGCTTATGGTGGTACGATGAACAAAGAACCTAAAAAGTATTATAATCATGGTGGACCACACGGGATGTCAGAGTTAGATATGATTAGAGAAGAAGTAGCAGGAGCTGGTAACCAACAAGGTATTGTTGATGACGCCCTAACTTATAGTATTCCTACGTCAGAAAGTAACTCTCTTTCTGATATGGTATATGATTCACTACCTACATATGGTGAGCAAAAAGAAACTATGACAACAATTTTAGATTCTTTAGGATATGACGTTCCTGATTTATCAATTCCTAGATTAGAGTACAAAGATCTTAAACCTATTGATACACCAGAACGTGGGCTTTTAGGTAGAGATGGTAAACCAATGCCAATAACAAACTTTGGAAATTTAACTGAGGAAGAAAAATCAAAAAAGATGGCAGAGTTAATGCTGCTACAGAATCTGTCAGACAGAGAGAAAAAACGCTTAGCAAAAAAAGCAAAAAAAGAAGGAACAGAAGAAACAGACGGTAATTGGGGTGCACCAGAAACAGCATTATTAGCAACTGGTGCAGCAAATTTAGGAACTATGATGGCTAGTGCACTAGGTAGTAACCCAACGACTTTTGATAGAGTAACAAAAACTCCTATTAAATTAGATGCACAGAAAAAAGAAGTAAAAGCTTCTGCAGAGAGAGCTAAGAAAACACTTAGAAAAAATGTTCGTAATACGGCTACATCAACAGGTGAAGCTTTAGCGGCTTTATCAGCAGGTAATGCAAGAATTGAAGCTGGAGAAAACCAAATGCTAAATAACATCAGTGACAAAGAAACTCTGATGAATACGCAAGATGTTCAGAATGTAAAAAACATAAATGCAAATATAAGCATCAAAGAAAAAGAAGCTCAACAAATGGATAAGGCTGCTGAGCAGACTACACTGCAAAATGCTATAACGACATTAACAGATAATATTCAAGGATATACTAAAGATAAAACAATGACCAGAGAAAATTTAGCTGCTAATAAGAGAATATTAAATATGTTAAACACTGGAGAGTATAAAGTAATACCAAATGGCGAAGGTGGATTTGACATTACGTATATAGGAGGAGACAAAGCTACAAAAGATGTAGGTAAAGAAAAAAAAGAAACAAAAAAATATAATTAAAGAGTTATGAATAGATTTTTTAGACCAACACAAGCTAGGTATAAAAGCCAGTTTGTACCCGTTAATCTACCAGTAGATTTAATGGCTAAGACTCTTTATGCAAAACAGGGCAAAGCCGACCAAATGTTGGCTGCCTCTGTTAAGTTAGGAGAATTTGAACAAGCTGCCTTAAAAGGTAGAGATACACAATATGTAGAAGACATTAAATCAGAAGTACAACAATTTGCATCAGATGCAATGAGTCAAGATAGAACTTCTCCAGAGTTTCAAAGAAAGTATTTAATGCTAACGAATAAAATTAAGAATGATAAAAACTTAAAAAAGATTCAAGCATCTGTAGATACACATAATGCATATTTAGAAAGACATAAAGAATTAATTAAAAAAGGTAATGGAGCTGCTGCTCAAGAGTTAGAAGCGGATTATCTTTGGAGATTTGCAAATTATACTAAAAAAGACGGTAAAGGCTTTGAAGGTCCTTTAGGTTTAGGTGATGCAGGCATTCAAGAAGGTAGAGATTACTTTGGTGATGCGTTAGAAATATTTACTCCTTTAAAGGCTAGTGGTAGCGAAGGAGTTAAATTTTTAGGTTCTGGTATTGCATACAAAAATGGTTGGACTGGTATCTCTAGTAAAAGAGTAAAAGAACAAGCAGAAAGAATGTATGGGAACTGGAAAACTACTGATGCTTTTAAACAAGAAAAATTACGTTTATTAATGCAAGCAGGGTTAGTAGAAACTCAATACAATGCATTAGATAAAGACACTAAAGCAAAACTAGATAAAGAACTAGATAACATGCAAAGAAATAATTTCTTAAATGTAGGCCGTACAGTAATTCATGGTAAATCTACTACAAATGTTGATCAAGCTTATAGAGCACAACATAAGTATGACATGGAAAATAAGGCTGTTATTCTTCCTACAGAAACAAAAGTATTGTCTACTGGAGCTACGACTAATCAAGGCAGAGATAACAAAATTAAGGAGTTATTAACTAACCGTGAAAATATACAAGACCAACTAAATGAAAATAACAAAAGAATAAACAACGGATTAGATCCAAGTTTAACTCCAAGTAAAGTAACAGAGTTAAAAAAACAAATGAATAATATAGATGCTCAACGAGATTACTTAGTGAAGACTAAAAATTCAGATTGGACTAGGCTTAAAGAAAAACAAGATAGTAAATTTACTGGAAAATTTGATAAAGCAGGTAAAAATTTAAATTCAAATTTAGAATCTTCACTTGCGTCTATTGCTGAAATGGAAAATTCATTTAATGGATTAAACATGCCTAAATCAGTTTTAAGTAAATTAAATACGATTAAGACTAGATTAGAAAGTTTACGTTATGATAATAAAGGTTTAACTAGTCATAAAAATGCAAACGCAGCTACATTCTTACAAGGTGAGTTAGGTGATTTACAAGAGGGTTTACTTGCTATAATGGGTAATAGAAAAAGAGTAGCAAATAATACTAGAGGTGGTGATTGGTCAAAGGATCAACAGTACCTAAACGCTGATAAAGCTAACCAAATATTTACTAATTTATTAAATCCTATAAAAGTTGTTTCAAAATATCAAGCAGAAATGGATAGCTATAGTAATAAAGCATACGAAGCTACAAATTCTTTATGGGCTAAAAATTACCAAAAACCAGGAACTATTAGTAATGTACAGATTCAAGGATCTAC